GAACATCGTGAAGACGACACGGCCGATCTGCCGTCTGTGCGAAATCAGCGTATCCTGCCGCGGCAAGCAGGGGACGGTCGCGGCGATGCGCGAAGGGAAGTGGGGACGGAGGCGGAGACGGTGAGCCAGGTCGTCGAGTGCGAGAAGTGCGGCCGCGCCGGAATCGTCATCTGCCCCACCTGCACGAAGCCGGGCGGGACACAGGTCTACACGGCAGATCAAGTCGAGGACGCGATTCTGCGCTGGTGCGGCTTCCCCGAGCGTACAATCGAGAACGTCCGCCACGCCCTCAAGATGGAAGCCTGCGGGGGCGTCGAGGGCGGACCGCTCCCGGAGCCGCCGACATGACCTACGTCATGGCCCCACGCTGGGGACTTCCCGATACGGGCGCTGCATTCCGTTGCTGGTGCCTCTGTGGTTGCACAGCCAGAATTCCGGTCGTGCCAGCGGGTCTCATCCAGACGGACAAACACATGCAACCGCTCTGCGACGCCTGCGTCGTCAGCGCGGGACCGGACTGCACGATGCGCCGCGGCTTCTTCCGTCGCATCCTCGACGGCTTCCGGGCTTGGTGCAGACCATGACCGTCGTTCTCGAGTACATCAACGGCAAGACCGAAATCGTCTCCTTCGACCACGACGGCGGCTACCCGCACACCGTCAAGATCCGCCGCTTCCTCTCCAAGGACGCGCGCGGCAATGTCCAGTACGCGCGCTCGACCTTCCGCCACGTCCGCTCTCTTCCGGGCGGGAAGCCGGTCTACGCCGAGCAGCAGACCGGCCCGGAGGCAGCGTGAAGAAGCCCTACCGCTCCCGGCAGAAGTCGCGCCCCCCCATGAAGCGTCGCTCCGCCCTCGACATCGCGCAACGCTACTTCGCCCAGCGCAGGCGCCTCTCCGGTACCATCCGAGAGGAAATCATCGCGACCCAGATGCCGCCGCCCGTGGCGACGACCGAATCGACGTTCGCGGGCTGGACGAACGACGAGAAGCGCGCCTTCTACGAGAGCGGCACCGTGCCGCAGAGGTTCAGGACGTGAAGACGACGCCGTGTAAGGGCTGCGGGAAACCGATGGTCTGGGTCGAGGTCTACAAGGAGGACGGGAGCAAGGTGAGCGTCCCGCTGGATCCGCGCGCGCCGGTCTATACTGCGACCGGATTCGACGCGGACAACACGCCGCATACAGCCGTGCGCGACCACGGAGCGTTCGTGACGCACTTCTCTACCTGCCCCAAGGCCAGCGACTTCTCATCCAGCAAGAAGAAACCGTGACCGCCGAGAAAACCGAACTTCAGGTCCGCGCCCTCCGCGAAGCCGAAAAGGCCCAGTTCGACGCCGACCCCTGGTTCGCCATCGAACACGGCATGGTCATGACCGAGGACGAGCACGCCGAGGAAGGCGCCTGCAAGCCGTTCCCCGCGAAGGAATACCTCCGGGCCCTCACGCGCCTCTACCAGCAATCGAGCGTCGGCATGGTCATGAAGTCCCGACAGCTCATGATGTCCTGGCTCTTCTGCTGGCTCCTGCTCCACGAGGCCATCACCAAGGACGGCCGCCTCTGCGTCGCGCAGGGGAAGCGCGAGGAAGACGTTCTCGCGAAGGGCACCAAGGCCCTCATGGGCCGGATCCGCTACATGCGCCGGCGCCTCCCGGCCCACCTGCAGCCGGTCGTGCTCGAGGAATCGAAATCGACCGAGGTCTACGAGAACGGCTCGACGATCATCGCCATTCCCCAGGGAGAAGACGTCATCCGCTCCCTGACCGCCTCCGCCGTGTTCATGGACGAACTCGCGCGCCACCCGGAGGGAGAGAAAGCCTGGACCGCCGCGCTCCCCACGATCCGGGGCGGCGGCAAGCTCTGGGGCGTCACGACCCCGAACGGCCGCGAGTTCTGCTACCAGCAGGCCGACGAGCGGCTCCCGTGGGACAAGTGGGAGCAGTGGCCGCAGGTCATGGACGGCCTGTACGGCTACCAGAACCAGAAAGGCATGTTCCTCGTCGCGCTCCACTACACCGCGGACGACGACAAGCGGTCCCCGGCCTACCAGATCGAGGCCCGACGCGGCTACACCAACGTCAACTACTACCGGCAGGAGAACGAGCTCGACTTCTCGCTGCAGCCGGGCGAGGGGGTGTACGCCAAGGAGTTCATGGAAGGGCTGCACATGCTCGACCGGAACTACCGGATCAACCCGTTCATGCCGATCTATCGCGGCTGGGACTTCGGCTACAACGGTCAGGCGGTCTCGTTCGCGCAGCACAACCATCGCGGCCAGCTCGTCTGGTTCGACCAGGTGTTCTTCAAGCGCATGGCCTTGCCACTCGTCTGTCAGGAGGTCATTCGCCGGACCCTCTTTCACCTGAACAAGACGCCAGAGACGAAGGACGCGAAGGAAATGATCACCGTCCCGCTGCGCGATCTCGAGGGGAAGGAGATCGACGGAGCCAGGATCGCGTCGATGATGACGACCGTCGCGCCGATCCAGGCGTTCGACTTCGGCGACCCCTCCGCGGAAGGCCACAACACGAAGGGCGAGACCGATCGGCTGACGCTCATGACGTTCGGCTTTCAACTACGGACAAAGCCGACGACGGGCCGCAAGCGCGATCTCGTCGAGAACATCCGGGCCCTGCTCCTGCCGCGCTCCGACGGGACGCCAGGGCTGCTGATCTCTCCCGGGCCGGCCCAGGAAATGCGCTACGTCAAGGAGGGGTTCCTCGGTGGCTACCACTACCCGGAATCGACGCTCGGGCGCGCCGACAAAATGTTGCCTATGAAAGACAACTTTTATGACCATGTGTTTGACGGATTTCAATACCTATGCGACCACATAGCGGCTATACGAGGCGCCATGGTTGAAGAGGTGGGTCAAGGCGCTGACTGGTGGAGGGACGCTTCCTGGACCGAGAGCCCTTGGGCCGGAACAGGGGAGAACTGACGTGCCGCGAGGAAGAAAGCCGGGGACCATTCTGGTTCCTCTCGAGCAGAGGTTCTGGGCGAAGGTCCGCAAGACCGGGACCTGCTGGATCTGGACGGGCTGCGTGATGAGCAACGGGTACGGCTCGATCACCGACCGGGCCCGCGCCACCCGGTCGCCGTCCGTGCTGGTTCATCGCCTCTCGTGGGAGCTGGCCTACGGGGACGTGCCCCGAGGCCTCTGCGTTCTACACCGATGCGACGTGCGCGTGTGCGTCAGACCGGACCACCTGTTCCTGGGGACGCTGGCCGACAACTGCCGAGACCGCACGGCCAAAGGCAGGACCGCAAAGTCCGAAGACAACAGGCACGCCAAACTGCGTCCCGAGGACGTAATCTCGATCAGGGCAGCGGCGCGAGAGGGATGCAGCGAACGCATCCTAGCGCGACGGTACGGAGTCAACCATTCTACGATTCACAGGATCGCGACAAGGCAGTCGTGGACAGACATAGAGGCCAGAACCAAACCCTGAAAGGAGCCCCGATGCCCGCGAGTTTTTTCGACCTGCACAAGATCCAGAGGCAGATCATCAAGGCGCTGGAGAAGCTGGACGACGCGGAGGACCGCGCGAAGGTGCTCGCGGCCGTCACGGCGCTGTACGGGCAGAAGCAGCCATGAAGGCGCACATCGTCGGAGTGCCCACGGTAGACTTCTACGAGTCGGACTTCGGCACGATCCGAGCGCCCGGGCTTGGGGCCTGTATGGGCAATCACCTGAAGACGAAACGGTGGCGCTACAACCGGCGCGTATTGGTGAACCTCGGGGAGAAGCCGCCCAAGGAATTCATCTGTGCCAGGCACTGCGCTGCCTGCAGGGTCGAGAAGGCTCTCAATGAATTCGCGGAGAAGATCTGGCTGACCGGCGGACTGCTCAAGGCAATCGACATCGACCCGCCAGCTCCGGGAACACTGCCATCGCAGACGGTCGGGCGCATGAAGAATCTGCCTCCGATTCCGGAGCAGTACTGATGCGCGCCTGCATCGTCGTCCCCACGATCCGCGAGCAGTGCGCCAAGGACTTCCTCGCCGCCTGGGAGCCGGAGTTCCGCGACCATCGCGTCATCGTCGTCGAGGACAACCCCGAGAAGTCGTTCGCGCTGCCCGACTGGGTGACGCACGTCTCGTGGAAGGAGATCGATGCCGACCTGAAGGACGACGCCTGGATCATCCCGCGACGGAGCGCGGGGATCCGGAACTACGGGAACCTGGTGGCCTCGCGCATCCCGGGCCTCGACATGATCGTCAACCTCGACGACGACTGCCTGCCGGACGTCCCGGAGTTCCTCGTGAAGCACTATCTGGCGCTCGAAGTAACCGGCGACGTGCTCCCCATGTTCGACACCATGGAGTCGCTCGGCTACCCTGACGTCCTGCCGCGCGGCTACCCGAAGAAGTTCCCGACGGCCCGCACCATGCTCAACCACGGCCTCTGGAACGGCGTCCCGGACATCGACGGCGAGACGCAGCTCCGCACGGGCCTCCGCGACATCCGGTTCGACCCGCAGACCCGCCAGGTGCCGCCTGGGACCCTCTTCCCCATGTCCGCCATGAACATCGCCTTCCGTCCCGAGCTCCTGCCGGCGATGTACAACCTGCCGATGGGACAGGGCCAGCCGTTCCACCGATTCGACGACATCTGGTGCGGCCTGATCATGAAAAAGGCGTGCGACGCGATGGGGTGGGCCGTCAGGTCCGGCTCGCCGTGTATCCACCACGTCCGGGCCAGCGACGCGAAACGGAACGCGGAACTGGAGGCGCCGGGCATCGTCGAGAACGAGAGGGTGTGGCAGGCCGTTGCTGCGTGTCCGGTCAACGGGGATTCTCTCGCCTTCGCGCTCACCGATATCCATCTGGAACTGTCGCGACTCGGCAGCTACTGGGAGTATGCCTACCGTGCGGCTGCATGCTGGCGCCGCCTCATTGCGGAGGGAAAGTGAGCGAGCACATCGTCATGCAGATCCGGTCGCCGCAGTCGTTCACCCGACGCATCGCGATCCTGTTCGTGGTGCGCGAATGCCCGAACAGGGTTGGGCGACGGTGGCACGTCTGTCGATACGCACTGGCGTCGCTCAGGCAACTTGCCTTCCGTGGCTGTACGCGCGCCGCGCTCGCCTGGCTGTGCCTGCCGGACGTCCCACTCTCATGCAAGATCCGCGAGATCCTAGTGGCCCCGTGGAAGCTCGGCAGGTTCCTCCTGGGGCGCAGCACCGAAGCGGCCATCCTGGAATGGAGGGCCGAGTGATCCAGCCCATCACCGTCTGCACCGCCACGGTCAACCGCTCCTCGCTCCCCAAGACCGTCGAGTCCGTCCAGCGACAGACGTTGGCCCCCGCGCGCCACTGCATCCTCTTCCAACAACTCATGCGCTCCCCGATCATCGACCTCCCCAAGCCGTCGACCGTCCCCATCCGCATCGACTGGATGACCCCGCCCCAGCCGAACATCGTCGAGGCGTACAACCTGGTCGAGGCCATGGCCGACACCCCCTGGGTCGCCATGCTCGACGACGACTGCTGGTGGGAGCCCGACCACCTCGAGACCCTCGCGAAGCTCATGAGCGAGACCGGCGCCGACTTCGTCTGGTCGTCGTCCATCTGCGACGACCTCATCACCGGCAAGGAGGCGTTCCGGCGCGACAGCGACCGCCCGGAGTTCGGCTTCATCGACACAAACGAGATCCTGTTCCGGCGGAACTGCATCGCGAAATGGGGCGGTTTCCGCATCGACGAGTGCGACCCGCGAGAATTCCCCAAGCTCCGGGGCATCGACGGGCGTAGAATCGAGCGGTGGGTGAAGGCGGGGGCGACGTACGCCCACTCGGGGAACTTTTCGTGCCACTACGGCTGGAGAGAAAGGCCGGAGTTCTGAACATGATACTGGGCGACCCGACGGTAGCCGATAGGTTCTGGCCGAAGGTGGTCAAGACGGATCACTGTTGGCTGTGGGTCGGGGCACGCTCGACGACTGGATACGGGAACTTCTATGTCAAGAACGGCACGAAGAGGGGCGTGTTCATCAGCGCCCACCGCGTTGCATGGCAAATGGAGAACGGTCCGGTGCCTGCCGGCGACGGCGGGGAGACGATGGTTCTTCGCCACCGTTGCGATAACCGTGGCTGCGTGAGACCGGAACACCTCCGGCTGGGGACACAAAAAGAAAACCAGCGCGAGATGGTACGTAAAAGACGCAACTGCCCGCAGGGCATCCGAACCAACAGCGTCGTGCAGGAGCCGGTAGAACAAGAGAACAGGAGGCAACTCCTGGATCTCAGGCACGCCACACACTACCATCGCACACGGCCACTCAAGTACCATAGCCTGCGCGAGCGACTTGAGCCGTACATGCCGCAGCCGGACCAGAACGGGTGCTGGATCTGGACGCGAGCCAAGAACCGCGCGGGATACGGTCTTGTGAATGCCGGCGGATCCAAGCTCGTACATCGAATCTCTTGGCAGGTGTTCCGTGGCTCAATTCCAGAAGGGCTGTTTGTCTGCCACCGCTGCGACCGCCCGTCGTGCTGGAACCCGGAGCACCTGTTTCTCGGCGCGGCCGCCGACAACACGAGAGACGCCGTCGAGAAGAATCGCATCACGCCAACCCGCGCCAGAGGCGAGAGATCCGGCGCCGCCAGACTGACAGAGGCAGAGGTTCGGCAAATACGAGGGCGGACGGAGTCCTGCGTGCGCCTAGCTGCGGAGTACGGCGTAGGCGAGTCAGCAATATGGGCCGCGCGGAGCGGAAAGACATGGAGGCACGTCCGATGACCGAGAAGAAGATCTTGTTCGTTGATCTTGGAGAATTCGGCGGCCTCCTGGGGAAACATGGCCCCGGGGCGATCGATGCTATGTGGCAAGACCATGGGCTTTGTCTCCTGCGGACGATCCTCCACGAGGCGGGAATTCAGACGGACATCGCCTCGACACGCCTCTGCAAAGACTGGAACGAGTTCTGGCCGAACCTCTTCGGCTACGACATGATCATCATGAACGTCCGCTCGTACCGCTTCGGCCCGGCCAAGATGATCGCGCGCGCCTTCAAGGACATGAACCCGAACGGCATCGTGCTCGTCGGCGGAATGCACGCGAGCGTTGCCCCGGAGGAGATGGAGGCGGTCGAGGAATTCGACCACATCTGCAAGGGGCCTGGCGAGAAGGCCATCGTCGACCTCGTCAAGAACCACGGCGACTTCCCGAAGATGTTCGATGGACCGGAGTCGGCCCGGATGGAAGACTGGCCGAGAATGGACAGGATGCTCTGGCCGAAACCTCTCCCGCCGTCGCCGCAGGCGCCGACCTATCCGCTCGAGGCATCGTGTGGTTGGGGACCGGCGCCTGTCGCAACAACGATCACAAGCCGGGTATGCCCGTTTTCATGCTCGTTTTGTAATGAGATCAGCTACATCAAGCCAATGGAGCGGCGTTCCGTCGAGTCGGTGATCGATGAATTCAACTGGCTCGACGCGGAATACGGACCGCTCGGATCGACGGTCATGCATGACAGTCTTTTCTTCAGTCAGCCACAGTGGCTCAAGGAATTCATCGAGAAGTACCCCAGGAGGGCGCGGCGTCCGTGGCCGTACTGGGCCGCAGCAAGGGCGGATCTCGTGCGGAAGTGGCCGGACCTGTTCGAGGCGCTCGTGCGCGAGACCAACTGGACAACCGTCTCGATCGGCTTCGAGTCCGGCAGCGATAAAGTGCTCGATGTTTTAAATAAGGAATGCACCGCCGAGGACAACGCCTTCGCGATCGACCTGCTCAACGACATCGGCGACGACCTCGAGGCGAAGGGGAAGCAGCGACCGCGGTTCTGGGCGAACATCATGTTCGCGGTTCCCGGGGAGTCGCGCGAGGACGCATTTCGGACGATGAAGATGTGGCGGCGCATGAAGGACCCGATCCCGACGCTGGCGTACTACGCGCCGTACGCGGGGTCGGCCCTGGGCTATCAGCTGATGGCCGAAGGGAAGAGCCTGATGGAGAAGGACGACCACCAGCGGTACGCCGGCCAGCCGAAGGTGAAGGGCGTGGACTACCGCTTCTACGACGATCTCCTGCGGGGCCGGTACGAGCGGGAGATCGCGGAGACGCCGTTTCCATGAAACTCAAATCGCACCACATCTACCTGTTCACGCTGAAGAACGGGAAGAAGAAGCTCGGCCACGGCGACAACCCGGAGCACGCGCTGAAGATCCTGTCCTACCGGCTGACGCCCGAAGAGATGGCCGAGATCACGACCGACCCGCCAGAGATCATCCGGCAGCCCGACCTGCAGAAGCACGTCAAGGACCTGGGATGAACGCGGGAATCCCGGCGGCGATCAAGGCGGCCTACCACACGAACGAGGCGATCCACCTGCACGAGGTCCGCTGCCTTGAGCACGGCTGCCTGAGCCACGCAGAGGTCGTCTGGACGCACACCGACAACCAGGGGAACATCGGCATCCACGGATGGTGCTACCCGCACAGCCCCGTGCAGAAACCGAATTGAGGAGGAGCGCATGAAGCCATCGGTAGGTCGAATCGTTCACTACGTCGCGTACGGAACGCCGGGCGGAGAATTCCCGTCGGGCGTGTGCAGGGCCGCCGTCGTCACGGAGACAGAACTGACGGCGCACGGCGAGGAGACCGGGAAAGTCGGCCTGTGCGTGCTGAACCCGACGGGCCAGTTCTTCAACCGCGGCCTGCTGCAGGACGAGACGAAGAAGCCCGGCACCTGGCACTGGCCGGAGCGCGTCGAGTAGCTCAAATCCCAATCCGAAAGGAGGTGATCATAGTGGAGGCGAATCAGCGTGTCCTAGCGAAGTTCCGCTGCTGGGAGAAGTCGGAGCGCGTGGCAACCTCGGCGAAAGTAGACGGGGTCGAGAAGCCGAACGCTACGGCAAGCGTGAAGCTGTCGGCCGTGAAGGACGACATCTTCGGGCCGTACACTCCAAGCGGGAACCTCGAGATGCAGGTCACTCCGACGGTCGGTGCCATATTCAACATCGGCCAGGAGTACTACCTGGTCTTCGAGCCAGTCACGCCCGAGACGAGCAAGAATCACGGGCTCGCCTGAGCCGGGACGCGCCGCGCCGAAGCGGATTCCAACGCACGGTCAGCGGCATCGTTCGTGCCGTACTTGACAGACGCTAAAGTCAAGCCCATACTCAGCCGCAGATAGCACAGGTTCCTGTCCACAGGAGGACACGTCATGGCGAAAGACTCAGGTCCGACGGATCCAGCGGCAACGAGCCTTCCGGCGACCGGGAAGACGGGCGCGCCCGCGTGCAGCGCCCAGTACGCTCCGACGACCGGCGGCTACGACGCCGCGTCGATCGAGGGCGAGGGAGCCGCTGGTGACAAGGGCGTCTCCACCGAGTCCGAGTACTCGAATGCGACCGAGGAGGGCAGCTACAACAACGCCCCGCTCGCCGCGTTCGGAGCCACCCGCGGCTGGCCGGCGACCACGCCGAACCCGGACAACCTCGAGGGACCGCCCCTGGGGTCGACGGACGGCGGGCCGAACCACTCGAACTTCTGAGGGGGTGGCCCATGAAGTACTACCAGTACCCCACGACCGGCATGAATGCTCGCGATCTCGAGAATCTCAACGAGAAGATCGACGGAGACCTCGAGACCGTGCAGGAGATCTACCCGCCCGACAGCGAGGGCAACACGCTCTCGATGGGCAATTCGACCATGCACACGATGGAGCTGATGGCCGACGGCACGATCAACCCGATGCCCGGCGGAAGCGAGTCGATTGACCCTCCGGTTTCCAAGGCGCAGAGGCGGGCGATGTACGCGGCCGCCGAGGGGCACAGCAAGATCGGCATCCCCCGGAGCGTCGGCAAGGAGTTCACCAAGAACGACCACGCCCACAATCTGCCGGAGCGAAAGGGGAAGAAGTGAACCTCGTCCCGACGGGGACACAACGCACACCCGCGGAGCGTGCAGGGTAACTGCCCCGCTACAGGATTGAATTCGACTGTGCTTGGTCGGACCAGAAGCTCCGCATGGTCCGGCGCGACATGGAGCGCGACCTCGCGCTCTACGGCGGCGTCTCCAACATCGGCCCGCTCGCGCCCGTAGACCCCGCCACACAGGCTCCCCAGAAGAAGATCCTCCTCTACCTGACCTGCCGCCGCTTCGACGCGACGTCGAAGTCTGTCTGCGGCGAGACCTGGGAAGCGGAGGCGTTCACTCCCTGCCCGAAGTGCGGCAACCGCCAGTTCGTCAGCAAGGCCGAACGGCCCAAGCCTGTCCCGGAAGTGACGGAGGCGGTCGACCCGCTCGGAGCGATCTGACATGGCCGAGGTCTCGTACCCGCAAGTCGGGCAGGGGGACCCACTCCTCCGGATCACCCAGACCGCCGGCGGCACGTTCCCGATCACCGGCTCCCTATTCGAGCGCATCGCCCGCGTCGTCAACACCCGCTTCGAGCAGGCCGAGGCCCGCCAGAAGGGGATGTTCGAGCGGTTCTACCGCTACGAGAAGCTGATCTCCATGATCAGCAAGAAGAAGGCGTACGACTGGAAGTCCAACGCCTACCTGCCCTACGCTCTCGCCGCCGCAGAACAGTCCGCCGCGATCAAGTTCCTGCAGCTCCTCATGGTCAGGCCGATCATCCAGGTCGCAAGCCGCCGCGGCGGGATGGAAGACGTCGCAGACCACCGCGAGGCCCACATCAACTGGCGGCTCGACGACGACATCAACATCGTCGAGAACGGCGCCGAGATGCTCAGGCGTGCCGAACGCTACGGCAAGGCCATCGCTCTCGTCGCGCCCGAATGGGACCAGAACGTCTTGAGGTACCGGGAGCGCGTCAATCTTCCCACCACCCTCGGCCCCATAAGCCGACTCACCTGGAAGACCACTCAGCAGAAGGCATACCGCATTCGGTTCGAGCCGCTCGACAACACCGACGTCTTCGTGCAGCCCGGCTTCAAGAGAATCAACGGTGCCGGCGGAATGCGATGGATCTGCCGACGCTACTGGCTCACCGTCGACGAGCTGACCGCCCTTGAGCAGAACGAACTCTGGGGAGAAAGTCTGGGCGGCCAGCCCGTGTCAGCCATCGGCGACACGCAGCAACAGGACCTCAACGAGTACAAGGCCAAGCGCCTCTTCATGGACAAGTACGACGACACCGAACAGGGGCGCGACCCGTTCGACCGCCTCGTCGAGATCATCGAGTACCAGGGCTCCGTCCCGGACGAACTCATCGACCCGCAGCTCGCCGCCGTGGAGGAGGCCGTCGGCCTGAACCCGAAGGAGCGGCTCATCGCGGTCGCCAACCGCAAGGCCATCGGCTTCAATCAGGCGATCCCCTGGGACCACGGCATGAAGTCCTACGTCGAGATGAACTGCATCCCGAACCCGAACGACTTCTGGGGCACCGGGAAGGTCGAGCCGATCGAGCACCTCATCTACGTCGGCAACGAAATCGTCAACATGCGCCTCGACAACGTCAAGGCCGCGATCAACGGACTCATCGGGGTCGACGGCGGCCGGATGCCGGCCGGGTGGAAGCGCCGGATGGTCAGCCAGCCCTTCGGCGTCATCGAGACCCTGGGGAATCCGCAGGAGATCGTGCAGCGCCTCCAGCTCGGCGACGTCACCGCCTCGAGCTACCAGGAGCAGGCGCAGGTCTGGGGCATGGTGCAGGAAGCCGTGTCGATCAACGAGACCATGATGGGGCAGAGCGGGGGCTCCGTCCGTACCCTTGGCGAGCACCAGATGAAGGCGGGCTTCGGCGGGAAGCGGCTGCAGTGCGAGCTCGTCACGCAGGCGATGGAGCTGTTCGGCTGGAGCCGGAGGCGCCCGGGCCTGATCTACTTCATCCTCGGGCTCGACCGCCAGTACCTCCCGATCCCCCAGTACATCCAGGTCGTGAACCCGGACGTCCCGGACTCGATGATGGCTCTCGAGCTTGGCCCGAGCGACCTCGCGGCCGAGAACGAGGACTTCATCTACAGCATCTCCGGGGCGCTCGAGGGGATGAACCGGGAAGTGAAGCGCATGGAGCTGTCGCAGCTGGCCCAGGCGGTCCAGCCGTTCCTCCCGATCATGCTCGCGGCCGGATTCAACCCGATCGGGTTCGTGAAGTCGCTGTTCCGGGCGTTCGACCAGGACCCAGACCAGTACTTCATGAAGCTGCCGGGACTCAGCGTGACGCCCGACGCGCGCGGGATGGGCACGGGCCCGGAGGCCGCGGCGATGATGGCTCCGGCCGGACCGGCAGAGGGGCCGCAGGGAGGCGCGCAGCGGCCAGAACAACGCGCGCCTGGTGGCGGGCGCGTCGTGACAGGACCATTCGGAGCGCGGTGATGGAACCGAAGCCGCAAGAGGTCAACCCGGACGAGGAACTGCAGGCGCTCCAGGAGGAGTACAGCCTGAGAGCGCACGCGGGCCACGCCCGGCGTCTTGGGTGGGCCGAGCTCATGTACCGCAAGGACTCGAGCCGCCTCGCCCTGGGCGAGATCACCGACGACCGCCTGCGCCACCAGGCCGAGGGCCGGTGCCAGGCGTTCAAGGCGATGATCGACCGCGACGACTACATCGCGGCGGCGTGGCAGGAGCACCTTGCCAACGAAGAGGCCAAGAGACAGCCCGAGGAACTCGAGGGACATGATTTTGGTGTAAATTACGAGGCGGCGAGATGAGAACCAAGCAACAGAACGCGGACTACCAGCGAGAGTACTATCGCCGGAACAAAGCCCGCCTGTGTGCGCGCACGAAAATGCGGCGAGCACGGAACGCCGAGCCCTACCGAGAAAGACTGCGTGCGTGGCGGGCCGCCAACCCAGACAAGGCGCGGTACTACTACGCGAAATACAAGCGCGCCAGGGGACGCGAGATCCGGCAGAAGATAAGGCTCAAGGCCGCAGCGGTCCGTGCAGAGATGATGGCTGCGTACGGCGGCAGGTGCGAATGTTGCGGCGAGCAGAATCCCGGATTTCTCACGATCGAGCACAAGAGACGAGACGGATCGGCCCATCGAAGACGCCTTGGTGGACCAGACAAAATCCTGGCCGACCTGAAGAGGCGCGGGTGGCCGAAAGACGACTACGCCCTGATGTGCATGAACTGTAACTGGGGAAGGCGACGCACTGGCATCTGCCCCCATGAAAGGGGCTGGTCATTCCGTCTCGTGGGCGGGTGCAAACGATAAACATGGACACCGAACATGGCGAGCCAATAGAATTCGACCCGAACGAGATCCTCACGCCAGAGGAGTATGAGGAAATTCGGTTGAAAGAACGTCTCGAAGACGAACGCAGAGAGCACATGGACCGCCTGCTCTGGGAACGCTTCAGCGGACACTACGGTCGCGACGGATCGCTCGTTATTCCGATCCGCCACCACGAGCAGGATTGAAGGTAGCTTGAGCCCAGCGACGGCTGGTTCACTCTCCGAGAGGGCGGCGCTGTTGGTACCGGCGCCCAGCGGGTAGGGGCGTAGCAACAGCGCCGCTTGTTGTACTGAACAATCTGAGCCCCCCGCGCTAGCGGGACACGGCGAGGAGAATGAACATGGGTTTTGATCAGTTGCCAGCTTTTCCGCAGGGCGGCGCCGCGCGCGCCGAGGACGGCAATCAGGGGATCCCCCCGGAGGCTTTCCAGCAGGGCCTCGAGGACGCCGGCTACGGCGCTCTCAACGCCCGCAGGCCCGAGGACATCCCAGAGGTACGGGCGGTACTCGACGCTGAGGTCGACACGCTGTCGAGGGCCATGGGGCACCAGGCCGCCCCGCCCGCAGCACCACAGGCTCCCGCGCCCGCAGGGCATACCGGGCAGCCTCCGCAGGCCCCCATCCCTCAGAGGGTGGACACGGCCCCACAGAACGGTGCCGATCTCTCGAAGCGACCGATCGAGGAGCGGATCGAAACGATCCGCCTCAAGTACGGTCAGAACTTCGAGAAACTCGCCGAGTCCCACGTCCACGCAGACGCAGCGCGGACGCGGGCACAACAGGAAGCCGCCGGCTATCGCGGCGAAATCGCGGCCCTCCGCGACCAGAACAATCGGATCTTGTCGATGCTGGAGCAGGGGAGACCCGAGGTCGCGCCGCAGTACCGGCGTCCTGGACAGCCGGATCCGACGATCCCGACGGGAGGGGAAGTCCGAGCCACGGGGGAGCAGTTCCTTCAGGACCCGGAGCCCATCATCGAACGAGTCGTCGAGCGCATCACCGGCAAGGTAGTCCAGAGCCACCTGCTCGCCTACAGCGACGCCCAGCGTCGCGTCATGGAACAACAGAAGGCCGACGACCTCCGCAAGAGCAATCAGGCGGAGATCGAAAAACTGGCCCCGCTCATGGACGAGATCTACTTCCGTGACCGGGACCTGTACGACTCTCTGCCGCAGGCCCGATCTCTCAGCATGATTCTCGACAGAGCGCGAGATCGGCAGGCGGCCATCGACGCGGCCAGCTTCTACAGGGAACTCACCGAGGTCCCCGGAGGCAACGGGATACCCGCGCAGAACGCGGCCCCGGGCAACTCCGGGTCTCTGCCTTCCGGTGGAGTGGGCACCGCACGCAGGCCGAACAACGGGGCCATCACGGACTACTCGAATACCCCCGCCATGAATCGGTTGTGGCGGAGCCGCTCCGACAGCCGTGACGAAATGCGAGCAGTCACGGATGTTTTCAAGGAGCGCGGGTTCGGCGAGGACATCCCGATCAACTGAGGGATTTCTTCAATGCCTACCACAACGACCTACGAACTGGGCGTCTCCGGCTCTTCGTTCACCGGCGCCGCGAACAGGGAAGATCTTCTGGACGTGATCACTGGCTCCTGAAACGGGGCATGGTGCTACGATCTGAGGAGTGAAGGTTGAATACGATTGTTTCATCTGCGGAAACCATGTCGTCGGGTACCGATCGGTGCCAGCGAAACGGCCGCGCGTCTGCTCGTTCGCGTGCAAGGCGCGGCTCATGGTCAAAGTCCGCAGGCGGACGGTCAACAACCTTCCGGTGCGGTACGGTCCCGATCATCCTCGTTGGCGCAGCGATGTTGTTCGCCTCAAGCATTGTCAACGCTGCCGCCGCGAGTTCACCATCCAGCCTGGGTTCGAGTTCCGGAAGTACTGCAGCCGGAAGTGCGGTCCCGGGTACAAGTGGGGGAGCGGCCCTAACAATCCGCGATGGACGGGAGGGCTTGAAGGACGGCGGGCGCGAGGAGCACGGGCGCGCTCGTGCAAGGAACAGAGAGACTGGTCGCGGGCCGTCCTGGCCCGAGACAACCACACCTGCCAATTCTGCGGCCGACGTGGCGGCGACCTCCAGGCCGACCACATCAAGCCGTACAAGGACTACCCCGATCTCCGATGGGATGTCTCGAACGGCAGGACTCTCTGCAAGCCCTGTCACTACACCACCTTCAGATCGCAGAAAACAGCGTGAATTCGGCGAACACCCCAAGAGCCTAACGGCCCCGGGCAACGCCGAGCCGAGCCGGTGGATGAAACATGCCGCCGGAAGGTGTGACGGTCAGCGTGTACCCCGAACAGGGATGAGACGCACAAGCGCGCTGCGCCCGCTACTCGCGGGTGAAGACATGACCTGGGCCGCCGGGGAACCGGCGGGAGCGGGAAATAGAAAGCCCGCAAGAACACAGCCGATTCTCTCGCCAGTCGATACCCCTCTGTTCACGATGCTCCGGAAGACGAAGATCAACAACGTCCAGGTCGAGTGGCTCACGGATCTGTTGGATCAGGCCACGTCCAACGCCGTCGCCGACGGTTCTTCGGCGTCGTTCCAGTCCGTCACGCCGCGTGTGCGGCTCTCCAACTTCGCTCAGATCAGCCGAGAGTCGTACGACGTGTCGGACACCCAGCGGGCCGTCAATCCCGCCGGCATCAGGGACGAGCTCCGGTACCAGATGGCGAAGGCCGTCAAGCAGTGGAAGCGCGACGTCGAGTACGAGATCGTCAACGGCTCGGCCGCGACGGGAACTCCCGCCTCCACTCGTTGCGCCAGGGGACTCTTCTTCTGGCTCAAGGGCTTCTCCAGCAACACGGCCAACACCACGGCCGCGGGCAGCGCGCTGCAGGAGGCGGATCTGAACGCCCGCCTGCAGAGCATCTGGGTCACCGGGGGCCTCGCGGATTACGTCCTCTGCACCGCGAGCGTCAAGAACACCATCTCCTCGGCTTTTGCGGGGAGCGCGAACTCTCGGCGCAACATTCCGTTGACCGAGAGGACGGTCGTGAACGTCGTGGACTTCTACATGTCCGACTTCGGGAACGTGAAGGTGCTGCCGCACAGGTGGTTCTCTTCCGCGGCTTCCGGGGCGAACAACGTCCAGGGCGTCACGATGATGATCCAGAGCGACAAGTGGCTGCTCGGGTTCCTCCGGCCGCCACGCAACGTCCCCCTCGCGAAGATCGGTTCGAGCGAACGGGCGATGGTCGAAGGGGAGTGGACGCTGATCGCGTTGCACCCCTCCGCCAACTCGTACGTCTCGGGCCACGCGACGGGCACGGGCAACTTCCCGCTCAACTAGAGCGGGCCATGTAGTTCCCCGGCCGGGGTTGGGTGTCCCGCCCCGGCCGGGTTCTACGGAGGAGACAGATGCCGACCGAAAACAAGAGTCCCAGCTACCTCACGGTGCGCGCCGCGGTGCGCGACTGGCTGCTGCGAACCAAGGAAGGCCATTTCGCGACCGAACTCGCGAAGCGCGAGGCGCCCAAGGGGAACCTCGCGCCGTTCTTCGACGACGACAAGTGGCTCGGGTGGGCGGACATCTACAACGAGTACCGTGACGCACTGGTCGTCGCGGCCAACTGCGCGGAGGCGCGCGAGACGGCCCGGCTGACGGTCAAGTCGCGGAACTCGATGGGGATCCCGGCGCATGGGCCGTCGCGGATGATGCGGTTCTTCTCGCCGCCCATGAGCCTCGTCCTGCGCCGCCAGGTCGAGCTGCAGGACCCGGACTACTGGAACGACATGCGGAACGTCCTGAAGGAGGCGCTCAACTACCCGGAGTACTGCTGCGTGCCGCTCAGTCTCATCCGGGCCGAGCTCGAAGCCCTCCAGCCGAAGGGAAACCGAACCGTCATCAGAAAGGAGGGCCTCGTTGAGTCACGAAGTCGAACAACCGCAGGCTGAGACCCACACCCCCCTGCTCTCGGTGCTGATCGCCACGCGCGGGAAGCTGCCGATGCTGAAGAACTGCCTGTCCGCCCTGAAGACCGGGCTCGAGGGAATCGACGCCGAGGTCGTCATCGTCGAGCACGAGACGGCGGACGCTGGCCCGTACGTCCACGACAGGTACCCGGAATTCAGGCTGTTCCGCGTGACGAACGAGGAAATCGACCACACCTTCTCGACCATCAACAACTTCGCCGCGCTCCAGTCGAAGGGCAAGTACCTCCTGCTCATGAACAACGACGTCATCGTGCGGAAAGACACGCTGGCGGAGATGCTGAAGGTCATGGAGGAGAAGCCCGACGTCGGGGTGGTCGGCGCGAAGCTCCTGTTCCCGAGCCGCGAGATCCAGCACGTCGGCGTCGTCTTCAACGCGCACGGCATCCCGTACCACGTCGCCTACCAGAAGCGCGACGGGCCGGAGACGCCGCAGTCGGAGCGCAGCGAGTACTTCGACGCCGTGACGGGGGCCTGTATGCTCGTGCGCCGCGAGGTCTGGGAGGCCCTGGGCGGCCTCGACACGGACTTCTGCTGGAACTACGAGGACGTGGACTTCTGCCTGCGCGCGCGCACGATCGACTACCGCTGCTTCGTCACGCACAAGGCGGTGGCGATCCACCTGGAGAGCCAGTCGGCCAACCACCGGCAGACCGGAAAGCACGGGGTCGTCGCCAACCTGAAGATCTTCCAGGACAAGTGGATCCTGAACAACAAGCTCGAGGAGGTCACGGGGCACCCGGTCGAGAAGCGGTTCGGGCCGATCAAATACGACAACCTGAACATCGCCTTCTTCCCGGGCGGCAAGGGGGCCGGCATCGCCTGGTGGAGGATGGACCTCATCGCCCGGAAGATCCTCGAGAAGCGCCTCGCCAACGTCCAAATCATTCACGGCGACGCCCCGGAAGCGACGGTCATGGGGGTCATCGACCGGGCGGACGTGACCATCTGGCAGAGCCACTGCTCCGAGTCCGTGAAGGTTATCGCGTCGTTCGGGAAGGAGCGGTCGTTCCGGATGATCTACGAGTACGACGACCACCCGATCCACCTGTCGCCCTGGTCGGACGCCTACCGCGGCCTCGGGACCCGGGAGATCAAGATCACGGCCGCGAACGGTGACGAGGCGTGGCTGTGGCGGGACGGGGAGAACAACTTCGACCTCCGGAAGAACCGGGAGCAGCGGCTCAGGCACATGGAGATCATGTCCCTGTGCGACGCGCTCACGACCACGACGCAGCCGCTCGCAGAGTACTTCCGGACGATCAACCCGAACGTCTACATGCTGCCGAACTGCATCGACTTCTCCCTCTACCCGGTGATGAAGGAGCACTTCGACCGGAAGAAGGACGGGCCGGTGCGGATCGGCTGGTGGGGCGGTGACAACCACTGGCACGACATCGCGGCGGTGGGGCCCTGGCTGACCCGCTACATCAACGACCGGGACGTGAGGCTCGTCCTGCTCGGGGCGTTCTACAGGGGGCCGCTCCGGGGTATCGACCTCAACAAGGTCGAGGAGTCGAAGTGGGTCCACGTCGAGGCGTTCTCCTGGCGCCTGGGGGCCGCCGCCATCGACCTGGCCGTGATCCCGCTGGCGAACCCGACGCTCCCGGAGATGAAGTTCAACACGTTCAAGTCGCCGATCAAGTTCCTCGAGGCAGCGGCGCTGAAGATCCCCTCGGTCGTCCAGGGGGACACGCGCCCCTACGACTGCTGCCACGACGGCGAGAACGCGCTGACCTACACGACCGAGGAGGAGTTCCGGGACAAGATGGACGCGCTGGTCAAGGACGCCGAGCTCCGGGCGGTCCTGGGGCAGCGGGCCTACGAGTACGCGCGCGAGTACCACGACCTCGACAAGGAGATCGGCCGCTGGATGGAGTGCTACGAGCGGGTGTACGCCGGCGGGCAGGAACCGGCAGTCGAGGCGGGGAGGCCGGCCGCCCCGGTGGCCGTTGCGGAGGGGGCGTGATCCACATCATCGGGAAGGGGAACGGCGAGGCCGTGGTGTTCGATGAAGAGAGCCCGCCAGACCTGCGAGGTGCCGTTCCGGGCGAACCGAATCCGGGAGCGCAGATCGCAGATCTGGTGGACGCGATGATCGAGGACGACGATCTGAGGCCGGCGGGGTCGAACGCAGCTCCACCGCGGGAGTAAGGCATGGGCGGCACCATCATCGTACCGTCGGCGACGGCGACCTTCCCGGGCTCCGGAACGAAGACGCTCGCCATGCTGCGGGGGGACATCGCCACAATCGCTGGGGTGAAGGACGACCCGGCGATGGAGGCCCTCGCGGCGAAGTTCATGAACGACATCATCGACGACCTGAACCGGCGGCAATCGTGGCTCTTCAACGTGGTCCAGTCTCCGGACATCACGACTGTTCCTGGGCAGCAGGAATACGATTTGCCTGCAGAGTTCCTCAAAATATACAACGCTCGTAAAGTCGACAGCCTGGACTATCAGCTCTCGGTTTTGGGACAGAAGAACTTCGACACGTTGTTCACATCACAGAGGGACATCTCGGGCTACCCCTACGTCCTAACGATAAAAAATGCCTTCCGGGACGGCACCGTTAGCCTGTTCCCGGCCCCCGACGCCGCCTACACGATCTCGATCAACTACTTCAAGCTCATCGGGCGGCTCACCCAGGACAACGACACCATCGACCTCCCCATCCACTACGAGAGCGTCGTGACGAACGGAGCCCAGGCGAAGATGATGGCGACCCTGAGCCAGTTCGAGGCGGCGAAATATTGGGGGGACCTTTTCGAGCGCGACTATCAGTACATGAAGCGCGCAGACGAGGACAACGCCGGGGACGAGGATCTGCGCTTGGTGAATATCGAGGAAATCGCAGCCCGCGGCATGAACTGGCTGAATCCAGCCGCTAGGCCCCGAGCTATGGACCTGTGGTGAGGAGCGGCGATGGCACAGTACGGGCGTATCCAGCGAACCTTCCAGGACTCCCAGGGCCGCCCCATCGTCGGGCTCGCCGTGACTGTGCGGAAGCAGGGAGCGACCGTCAACGGCCTCCACTCCGGCGCCCAGACGTCCTTCACGGTCAACGACCCGGGCGGCATCACCGACTCGCCGGCTGACCAGCTCCAGGTCGGGACCGACACCTCCGTCACGCGCGCCGTGTCGTCCGTGGCAGCGACGACCATCGTCGTTGGCGCCGGAGGCTTCTCGAACGTCGCGGACGACGCCAGGCTGACCCCGACGACGAACCTGCCGACGGTCTACAACGACGCGCAGGGGGGCGAGACCATCACGCAGCCGCTCCAGACCGACGCGAACGGGTCGATCGAGTGCTGGGCCCCCATCGTCCCGTACGACCTCTACACGCCTGGCATCGTCAAGGTCTATTCGCCGCGCCTGATTCAGGATGTCGTCCCGGAGGGGCAGGAGCTCGTCGTCTCGAACATCTTCCCGTCTGCGTCGTCCGTGGCGTTCCAGAAGGACACGCTACGGGCGATGGTGTCCGGGTCGAAGCTCGAGCGGCTGCTGTCGGCCGGGGTCGAGAAGTGGTACGTCGGGCTGCAGGCGGCCCTTGAGCCGGTCGTCCCGGCGCATCATGTCATCGGGCCCCTGACCATCGACTCGGGTGGGATCGTCATTACGTTGAACGATCTGACCTTCGGAGCCGCAGCGTCGCGGATCATTCCTGGGGCGACGAGTTTCTCGGTCCGCAATCACGCGAACAGCGCCGACAACCTGTTGGTCTCGGACGCGGGCGTGGCAACCCTGCGGGCCGGACTGGTCGTGGCGGCCGGAGGAGCAACGATCACGGCTGGGGACATTGCGGCGACGGCCAGCCTCGCCAACTTCAAGCGCATCGGCGCGACCGGCGGGACGGCCATCACGACCGCCGATATCACTATTGGCGGCAACTGGGGCACGACGGCCACGAAGAACGTACAAGCAGGCTCCACGGATACGCGTGGAACCATCTATGTGGTGAGTTCCGGCACGGGCCAATCAGCGGATGCCGCCGTGGTGCTGACGTTCAAGGACGGCACGTTCACGACGAATCCCGTGGTGCTTGTCTGTGTAGACGGCGCGAATACCACGCCAGCGGCTCTGGGTGAGGGCTGGGACGGCAAGCCCAGTGGTGCCACCGCGGCCGTATTCAATCACCATACCGCGCCAGTGGCTGGTCAGCAGTACGGCTTCTCGTACATCGTCATCAAATAGGAGGACCGAATGCCCCTGTCCAAGAGTTCGCTCGTCATCTGCCACAACGCCGTCGGGTCGATCCAGGCGAAGGACAGCGCGCAGGCCGGCGCGCTCGCCCAGTGCCTCGGCGAACTCGAAGAGGAGATCAAGAAGGTCGACCGCGGGGCCAACGTCGTCGTCATGGAGCCGAAGAAGAACGAAGCGGCCGGCGGAGAGGCGGCAGCGCGGCGGCGCCTCAAGAAGAGCGCGAAGACCGCAAAGCTGACGGGACCGACTCCGGCGGAAGGGACTCCCGCGGAGGTCTGATGGGCCTGCTCATCCTGCCGATCGCGCCGCCGGCGGAACTGACGCTGGTGTTCGTCTCGAACTACCTGTGGGTACCGGACGAGTTCGGGACGCTGCATGGGTTCGGGGTGATCGGCGGGATCTGGGACGAGGTCGTGGGTATCTCGCCGCCCGCCCAGGTGAGCCCGTTCGACGGGATCTCTGTCGGGTCGGCGCTGGTCATCCTGGGCGACGACGGGATGTTCCACACGTTCCAGTTGAGCGGGCCGGAGAGCGAGTGGAAGGACATGGACCAGACGCCTGGTCCGCCAGCGGCGCAGACGGCCATCGCGGACGTGCTGTTGCCGAACGGGATGCTGATCCAGTCAACGGTCGACGGGCTCGTTCACAAGATGAGGGTAGTCGGCGGCCGATGGACCGATACGGGACCGCCAGCCCAGCCGGGAGGAGGGGGAAGTGGAAATCCGCCACGCAGGTAGGACAGTCGCGTTGCTGTTCGCCGGGGCCATTCTGGGGGCCGGATGTCTCGTGTCCCTCGGAGCGGTGTTCAAGACCTACGCCGCACTCGAGGTCGCCAACAACTTCATCGCGGCCCAGACCTTCTCCGGCGGCCTGAGCGTCACGGGGGGTGTCTCCGGGCTCCGCACGGCCGCCGACTGCACGATCGTCTCCTGCACGGCCACGGGGCAGGTCTGCGTGAGCGGGGTCAACCTGTACGCCTGCAACACGTCCACGGGCTTCTATGCTGCCGCCGGGGCAGCCGGAGGGAGCGCCTCGACCCTGACCCTGACGCCGCTCGCCACGGCACCGGCGACTTGTACGCCGGGCCAAATCTTCCACCTGACGAACGGGGCGATCTGCCACTGCTACGCGGCGAACTCGATGGAGAACATCGGGTCGCAGGGGGTGTGCCAGTGAAACGACTTCCGATCCTCCTCGCGCTCTTCCTCCTGGCGGCTCCGGCCTGGGCGGCAACGAAGTACATCGACTCCGGCTGCACGAACAACGGGGACGGGTCCGCCATTGACTGCGCCTCATCTGGTGGCGGCGTCGGCCCATGGAAGACCCTACAAAACGTCACCTGGGCCTGCAGCAACACCTACAAGGTGCGCGGCGTTCACGCGACGCACGGCTCGAACCACGCGGCCGGGACGACCGATGGGCGCTACACCACGAACGACCAGATCTCGATCAACATCGCGTGTGCCAGCGGCACGGCTGCGATTCTGGAGGCGAACGGGTGGACCGCCTCTGGTGCCGCCACCGAGGAGGCTGTCTACATCGACGGCACGGACGACCCGGCGAGCTTCAGCGGGACATGGACGGCCTGCTCCGGAAGCGCCGGATCGTGCAATGCCCCGTGCGCCGGGCTGTCAGCCTCCTTCGCCTGCAACACGGTCTGGTACGTCAACCCGGGCGGCTCGATGGACTTGGCGCTCTACGCGCAGAAGCCAGACGGCTCCATGACCCCGCGCATGTCCACGATCGGCGGGATTGCGGCCCAATACGATTCCTATAGCGACGAGGGGGGCGTCAACAACCTGTTCGTGCGATGGGGCGCGACTGGGTCCGGGACGGCTCCCTACGAGAGCGGCAACCCCAAGCCCTACGTCGTGTTCAACAACAACGGGTTCGGGATCGTCCTCAACTCTAGCTCGTGGCTGACGATCCGCGGACTGTGGATACGAGTCACGTCCCGCTACCACATCTCTCTCGACTCGGCCTCGAACATCACGATCAGGGATAACCACCTGTGGTACGGGGCCTCGAAGATAGCCTCGAGCGGGAGCGACTACGGCGTCGCCTCGAACGGGAGCGCGAACAACGTCACCATCGACCACAACGACATGGCCTACCTTGGCAGCGAGGGCATCCATACGCAGGCCGTCCTCTCTGGCGCGACGGTCTTCACGATCACCGACAACTACATCCACGACTCCGCCGACGTCTCGGTGATGGGACCGCGCGCCCTTGGCTCGCCGTCGGGGATGATCCTCGGTGACCACGGAGGCGGCAGCGGCAACGACAACTACACCGGGAGCGTGGTGCGGGGCAACTTCATCGCTCGCATGGGCACCGGATCGTTCACCGGGCACGGCATCATCCTGGAGAACGCATCCTCCAACTGGGTCATCAGCGACAACGTGATGGACCACATCTACGACTCCTGCTTCCGTCTGGAGTCGACCGGCGGGAACGTCAACAGCAACATCCTGTTCAACAACATTCTGAGCGACTGCGACTACGGCGGCGGGGGAGACGGTGCGGCCATCCGATTCCGGCTGTCCGGGGCCAACAACCTCGACGGCACGCAGATCTACAACAACACGATCTACGCCCCAACAGGGAACGCAATCAACTCCGACTGCTCAGGCGGCGTCGCCAGGTGCTCCAATACCAAGATCGTCAACAACATCCTGAGACAGACGAACTCCTCGCGGGCCGTCGACCTCGACATGACCGGCACGACGACCTTCACGAACAACAGCGCCTCGAACACGGGGACCGACCCGGTGATCCGCATCCCGGTCGCCGGCACTCCCACGACCTACACCTGCGCCAACCTCAACGCAGGATGCTCCGGCAACTGCTCAGGGAGCATCTGCAACGATCCGTTGTTCGCGAACCTCGGCAGCAAGGACTATCACATTCAGACCTCGAGTCCTGCGAAAGACGCCGGGACGGCAACCGGACTGCCTTCCGGCAAGACGACCGACATCAACAACACCATCACCTCGGCGCACAGCTTCCCTTCCTATGCCGACAACCAGGCCAAGGCTGGGTCCTCGTGGGACATCGGGGCGGACGAGTATGCCGCTGGGAGTGCGTCGAATCTGACGATCAGCAAGACCGACACGCCCGATCCGGTGGTCGCGGGCAACAACATCACATACACGCTGGCGTACTCGAACACGGGAGGGGCCGACGCGACCGGCGTAGTCATCAGGGACACGGTGCCGACGAACACGACCTTCGTCTCGGCGACTGCGGGCGGCTCTTTCGGTGGTGGCATCGTGACGTGGACTCTAGGGACCGTCATCGCCGGAGGATCCGGTACAGTCCAGTTCGTCGCGCAGGTGGCATCGCCGCTCGCCAACGGCACGGTCATCACGAACGTCGGGTACTCCATCACGAGCAACGAGCAGGGGTCAATCATCGGGGTCTCCGACACGACCACGGTGACCTCGCTCCCTTTTCTGATTCTTGGGAAGAGCGACGCGCCAGACCCCGTACTCGCGGGGTCGAACATCACCTACACGATTGCCTACTCGAACACCGGGACGGCCGGGGCGACTGGCGTCGTCATCACCGACACCGTCCCGACCAACACGACCTTCGTGTCTGCGACGGGCGGCGGGACGCTCGGCGGCGGTGTCGTGACGTGGAATATCGGCGCCGTGAATGCCGGGGCCTCCGCGACCGTCCAGATGGTCGTGACGGTAGGGGCCGGGATGGCGAGCGGGTCGACGATCACGAACCAGACCTACGCGCTCGCCAGCAACGAACTCGCCACCGTGACCGGGTCTCCGGTGACGACCTCCGTGACGACGGCGTCTCAGTCCGTCGCTCAGTATGTCCTGCCGATCACGCAGCGCCAGAACGTCTGGAGCGCGACGCAGACAGACATCTACGGTCCCCAGGCCGACATCGTGCAGAGCCCCGACACGGGACAGTGGGTGCGCGGCCAGGCGTCGGAGCTCCTGACGCTCTCGACCTCCGGGACGACGACGGACACCTCGGCCAACCTCCTGCCGGCGAACGCCATCATCGACGCCGTCGTGGCTCGAGTGACGACGACGATCACTGTCGCGACGAACTGGAAGCTCGGTGACGCGACGCAGGCGGGCCGCTTCACGGCGGTCCAGACGGGCCTGACGGCGGGGACGACCGTCGTCGGCCTGCTGCACGCCGACCCGACAGTGGCGACCGCGAACCTCGGCCCCGTGCAGGCGGCCGCGGCGAAGATCAGGGTGACGACAACCGGAACGCCCTCTGCGGGCCAGATCCGAGTGACCGTCTTCTACCGCCAGTTCGTGCCGCCTGGGAGCTGAGATGCCGCAGCTCGGACCTCTCGACCACACCCTCATGGACGTGCAGTCGAATCTTGTCGTCGGCGCGTCCGTCGAAGTGTTCCGCGAGGGGGCGACGATCGACGGCTCGCAAAGCGGATCGGCGCCTTTAACCTTGGCAATTCGTCACCCTGGAAAAATCATCGTTGGGGACACGGTCTTCCTCGAGAACGACAGCGCGACGGTCTTCTCGGTGACGGCCGTGACCCTGACGACGATGCAGATCAGCGGCTTCGTCGGCGTCCTGTCGGTCCTGAACAACCAGCGCATCGTCCCGTCGAACAATCAGCCGACGATCTACTCCGACGACCAGGGCGGGGCCTCCGTGTCGCAACCGTTGACCTCCGACGCCTTCGGGTCGATTGCGACGTCGGGCGGCCTGACGCCACTCTGGACGGAGGGCGGGGCGTACCACATCCTCGCGTCGGGTGCCGGGGCGACACCGCGGCTGTACCAGGTCGTCGTGATCGCGGGGGAGGCGCCGTCGGTCGTGTACAGCGGCGAGCGGGACGGGGCGACGGCGGTCGCGCACACCGAGGACACGCGGTTTGCGATGACGGTGGCGGGGGCGAAGTTGAAGTCCTGGCGCAACCTCGGCGTCGAGCGCAACTTCATGCGCTACAACGGCGTCATGGCTGGAGAAGTGCGGTTCGCCGACTCCTTCGCGTCAGGGTCGTCCACGGGTGGAATCCAAGAGGCGATCAACGATCTGTCGGCCGGTGGCACCGTTGTTCTGAGCGGTCCGCTTATCTACCTGCCGACCGCTGCGATTACCCTGAAGAGCAACCTGACGATCATCGGGAACGGAGCGACCATTCAGCGCGGCGCATCGCTCGACGGCGTCAACATCTTCAAGGACGCCGGAAGCGCCCTGTCGCGTGTGAGCATCCGCGACATCACTTTCGACAACAACAGCCGCGCGACCACCGTGAGGGACATTGAACTCACGGGCGGCTGCACCGACATCGACATCGAACGCAACCGCTGGATCAACCTCACGAACCGCGTGTCCGATCTGGTCAAGGTGCAGACGAGCGCCAGCAAGGGCGCGCGCATCAGAGTGAAGGACAACACGGTCGTAGGTCCCGGCGGTCAGCAGACCTACAACTCGTTCCAGGTGTTCGACTGCGACAACGTCGATGCCTCAGAGAACGCGATCGACGGGTGGGGCGCTATCAAGCTGGAGGGGTCGCTCGGCGGCACGCTGTACAACTGGGCCGTGCAGCGCAATCGGCTCAAGAACATCGCGCAGTCCAACATCTTCTGTCGTATTCAGGGCGCCGCGAGCATCGTTGGGATCAACGTATCTGGCAATGCCATCGTGGATTCAGGAAAGACGGCGATGGCGATAGGCGCGATCAACGCCGGCGACACCGGGACCATCGACGCCGTGTCCGTCACCGGGAACACTGTCAGGGGATTCGCCCTGTCGCTGGCGGACAGCGCCATCGCGCTCGGTGGCCTTATCACTACCGGCGTGTACTACATGACCGGCGTGACTGTGACAGGGAACTCCATCAACGGACTCGACTCCTCTGGGGCTCAACCGGCCGATCAGTTCCGCGGGATCGCGATTGGGACTGGCATCGCTGGCTTCTCGGTGACCGGGAACGTGGTGAAGAACTGCGGACGGGACGGGATCCTCGTCGTGGGGGCCAAGGATGGGGTCGTTGGACCCAACGAGGTTGACCGTTGCGTGAAGCAGGACACGTCTGCCAGCGCCCCCACGCCTTCCCAAGAGGGCGGCATCAGTATCGGGCCGAACACCGTCTACGCCTGCAAGAACGTCCAGATCGTGAACAACGTCTCGAAGAACAACGGGGTCAGCGCCGCCCTCAAGTCCTACGGCATCAATGTCGGCCCCAACTACGGCGGAACCATCCAGAACATTACGGTGCGCGGGAACCGCTGCTTCGATGACCAGGGCACCCAGACCCAGGACTACGGGATCATCATCGGGAGCGGCGGCAACCCAGGTCCCAACGATTCGATCATCGAGGACAACGACTGCCGTGGCAACGCCACGGGTGGCATCACCGGCCCCCTCGGGACGGCGACTGGCGTATTCCTGCGCCGGAACGTCCCGAACGATGGCATCACGCGAAACATCACGGCCGTCGGCAACGCGATCACGCCAAGCGCCGACCGGATACTCCTGACGGCCGACAATTCCTACACGCTGACGAGCGCGCCGACTATCCTCGACGGCTACTACAACGGGCAGGAAATCGAAATCATGAACGTGGACCCGACGGACGTGATCACCGTGCAGGACCAGGGCTCTCTGGCGAGCAGCAACTTGCGTCTCGGGGCGGCGTCGCGGGCCATCGGCCCAAGGGACAGCTTGCGCGTACGCTTCGACTCTACCGTCGCCGATTGGGTTGAAACCGGCTTCTCGAACGTGACCTGATGCACCCCGTCCCGATTCGCTTCGACCAGGGTATCAACCTCGGGTCGTCGCCCGACGGCCTCAAGCCGGGCGAGCTCCGCATCGGCCGGAACTCGTACTACCGCCCCGAGTCCATCGACCTCCACAAGATCTGGGGCCGGTCGCTGTTCGGGGCCTTCGGGTCGGCTGGGATCGCAGGGCTCGACTTCATCCAGTTCCGAAGCGCCGGGGCCTTCCTCGTCGGCGCCGCTGGGACGACGCTCGCGACGGCACCAGTCGGCGCAACCGGGGCCTGGACGACGCGCAAGACGCTGGCGTCCGCGGCCGGGCGCGCGGAGTGTGCCTACTACAACGGGGCCGACCGCGCCTACTGGTTCGACGGCATCAACACGCCGCAGGTCTGGACCGGCACCGGCAACACCCGCGACCTCGGCCTGACGAGCCCCGGGGCTCCGACCGTCTCCATCCTCGCGAACACCGACACCCTGTACCCGACCGGGACGACGTTCCAGTACGCCTACACCGAGTATGACCCCACGCTGGATATCGAGAGCGCGTCATCGACGGTCGTGGTGAAGGCATCCACGGCGGCGGGCGACACGTTCAAACTGACGCTGCCAGCCAGAGTCAACACCGTGACGAAGTTCCGGATCTACAGGACGCAGTCGGGCGGCTCGGTCTTCTACCTCCTGGCCGAGATCGCCAGCCAGACCGTGACCTCGTACTACTACGACGGGACGAACACGGACGCCGGCGCGCCCGCGGCCACGAACAACGACGTCTGGGGCTTCGACACTGTCGACGACGCCTTCCTGTCGACCCGGCCGACGCTCCCGATGGTGGGGTCGCCCCTCGCCGGGAACTACATCACGGTCAACGGGACGCCCCCGAACGGCGACATCATCTGCATGTTCGAGAACAGCCTGCTCGTCTCCGGCATCCCGTCGTTCCCGCAGGACATCTACTACAGCCAGTCGGACAAGCCGGAGCAGTTCTCCCCCGTCCACTTCCTGCGCGAGGAGAACGCCCGCGGCGACAAGGTGTCGGGGATGGGGGTCGCGAACGACCGGCTCATCGCCTTCACGCTCAACAGCATCTTCCGGCACGACACACTCCCGAGAGTCACGGATCCAGGGTTCGGAGTCGGCCTGGCGTCGCGCCAGCTCGTCACGGACGACCACGGCTGCGTCGCGAAGCGGTCGGTGGTCAACTTCGGGGTCGGGGCGCCGAACAACCGGCTGTTCTACCTGAGCTCGCGCGGGCCGTTCGTGACCGACGGCTACCAGACCATCCCGATCGGGCAGGACCTCAACTGGGACCGGAGCCTCGTCAACTTCGACGCGATGAACCTCGCCATCGCCAAGGCGTTCCCGAAGTACTTCATCGTCGTCCTGATGGTGCCGTCGGCGTCGTCGCTGACCAACGACATCGCCTTCATCTACCACTACCACCCGTTCCACATGAAGGAGAACGGTCTGGGGAAGTGGACCGGGCCGATTCACTTCCGGGCGGGGGCGGCGGCCGTGGCGCACCAGGTCAACACGGAGACGCGGCTGTACACGGGGGACACCGCCTCGAGCGGCAACGTCTACCTCGAGGACCAGGAACCGACCGACGCGAGCCTGTACGAGAACGCCCAGGGGACGATCAACTGGGAAGCGGAGACCGGCGACCAGAACCTCGGGACGGAGACGTCGCGGAAGCGTGTCGGCCGGGTCTTCCTGGCGATGGACGGGACGGACGACGACGCCCCGGCGGTCGAGTACGCCCTGTCGAAGCGCGACCAGCTCCGGCCCGTGACGATGACCAACGTCTCGAAGCAGACGAATGCCGGCACCGAGGCGTTCGGGACATCGACGGTCGAGCGGTCCAAGACGAGGACGTACCGCGGCGGCATCTGGAACTCCGGGACGCACGTCCGCGTGAAGATCTCCGAGAACGTGGCCGGGACGGACAGGTCGGTGTCGTCGATGGAAGCCGAGGTCGAGCCGTGGGGGAAGGCCCTGTAGCATGACGACGACGATCCGCATCCCGCGCGCGCACAAGAAGCGCCTGAAGGCGTTCACGTCGCCGAACGAAGTGAACCGCTGGGGCGCGGAGGTCGACGCGGCCATCGTCGAGATCCTGCTATCGCTCGGCGACTCGCAGCGGGCTATCAAGGAAATCACGCTCTCGACCGGCGCCTCGAGCGTCGGACTGCACGCCCCGACGCACCGCCCGGGCGGGGCCGACCCGCTCGCGACCGCGGCGCCGATCTCCATCCTCGGTGGCACGTCGTCGAACTCGGTCGGCGTCGGAACGTCCTTCTCCCGGAACGACCACAGTCACGACGTCGCGACGGCGGCACCGGCGTTCACGCTCGGGACGGCGGCCGCGGAAGGCTCGAGCAACAGCCTCGTGCGCGTGGACGCGACGTTGCCGATATTCGATACGACGGTGCCAGCAGCTCTGGCGTCAGCTGCGGCGACAGGGTCGGCGGCCTTCGCGGCGCGACGCGATCACGTCCACAAGTTTCCTCCGACCCTCCAGACGCTCGGCAGCCTCGCCACGGTGACGGCATCCGACGACGGGACGGACATCACCGTACTTGGGAGCCTCGGGGTTCTCAACCTGCGCTCCGCGAGCGATCAGATCACGTTCCCGTTCTGGGCTGGCGCCGGAGGGGCGACGGGAGCCGTCATCGGCCGAGTCGTCAACTTCAGCGCCCAGACATCGAATGTCGGCACCGTGCTGAGTCACGGCCTGTTCAGCCAGGTCACCTACAACGTTGCGACCACCTATACCGGCATCACGCACCGCTCGGGCGAGTTCAACATCACTCAGACCTCGACTCTGCCGACCTACTCGGGAGAAACGGTCCAGGTGATGCGGCTGGTCTACAGCACCGGCAGCATGGGGTCCAACGCCTACACTTGGACCGAGATCGGCCTGTTGAGCGGAGCGATGGCCTGCCCCTCTGGGGCGAGCACGGTCATCACCGACATCTACGCAGTCCGCATCAGCGGTTGGCCCACCGTCGGCACATTCGGCACGGTCACCAACGCCTATACCGCCCGCTTCATGATGCCAACGATTGGCGACACCATCCGCCGGGGCGTGTGGGTTGACCCCAGCAGCACGGCAGACCCGGGCGGCGAGGCTGTCAATACGGAAGGGTTCTACTGCGGCGCTCTCCCGCGCGGGACGGGACAGCGGACCGGCTACTACGCTCTGGGAGCGACCACCGGGACGCCAACGACGGCCGTCGGCTTCTACGCTGCCGCCCACGGCGTCGGGACGAACAAGTGGTCCTTCTTCGGCAACGATGCCTCCTTCTTCACCGGCACCGTGATGAACGACAACTCCAAGCACATTCTGGGCACGGGCCTCGACGCCGAGATCTACTACGACGGGACCGAGCTCATCATCGATCCGGATGTCGTCGGGACCGGCCACGTCTACTTCAAGGGCCCGACCCGGATGGACGACAACGTCCTCATGAAGTTCGGGACGGGGAACGACGCGACGATCTCCTACGACGGGACGAACATGATCATCGACCCGGACCTCGTGGGGAGCGGAGAGGTCCAGATCACCGGAAAGGTTCACACGACCGGCGAAGCTGAGATCGACGGCGCCCTGAACCATGACGGCGCGAACGTGGGGTTCTACGCCACGGCGCCGGTCACGCAGGCAACGGTCACCGGCAGCCGGGGCGGGAACGCGGCCCTCGCCTCCCTGCTGACCGCCTTGGCCGCCACGGGCCTCATCGTGGATGGGAGCAGCGCATGACCGTCACTCTGACACAGACGCGCGTTCGGCCCGACGACAACACCTACGAGATCGAGTGGGTCGGAGTCAACTACAAGTCAAACAGGGTCGTCGTCCATCTCCGCTTCGAGAATGGCGACGAGCAGGACATCACCTACGAGGGGACGCGGCTGACGGCGCTCCGCAACCGTGTCTCGCAGTTCAACGGGCTGCGTGGCGCGCTCGAGGCGGACATCGCAGCGAACGAGCCGGGCCTGGGAGGCAATGCGTCGTGAGGCGACTTGCACTGGCCCGGAAATGGCGTAGAATCACCCCAGAGACCACCCGGCCGACGGGCCGACTGACCTCACCCGCGGAGCGCCACGATGCCTGAGCAGATCCCGCGCCCGCCGTGGATGTACAACACGCCGTACCTGCAGCAGCTCTATCAGCAGAACCGCCAGGCGATCGACGCGGCGTGGAACGCCTGGGCCGCCGCGAACCCCTCCAGGGCGGCCAGCCTGATGCAGCAGAGAAGCGGCGCGCCGCTGCCGAGCGGGGGCTCGCCGAACTACCAGCCGCCCGGCGCGCAGAACTTCCCGACCGGCAATCCGCCGACGTTCGTGAACCAGAACCCCACCCCGTTCGACTTCGGCAACACAGATCCGTTTCAGCCGAATGGCGGGATGGACTTCGGGAACGGCGAGCCAGGCGGGGGCGGTCAGCAGCCCGGCGGTGGCTTCGACTGGAAGCAGCTCATCCTCCATGGCATCCCGGTCGTCCAGGGATTCCTCGAGGCGCGCGCGGGGGCCAAGCAGGCCAAGGGCGTCCAGAAGGGTATCGAGCGGCAGCGGGCCGAGACGCTCGGCTTCGCGTCACCGGATGCGTACATCGCGAACTACGAGCGGTACCGCAAGGAGTTTCAGGACACGAACCGGCCGTGGCTCGTCGGCGAGCAGGACCGCGCCGCGATCGGGGAGCAGAACGCGATGCAGGCGTTCGACACCGACGTCGCGCGCCGGGGGCTCTCGGGGAGCGGTCTCGCGCTGGCCGGCCGCAGCGCCATCCGGACGGGCCGCCAGGCGCAGATCGGCGAGAACATGAGGCGGTACTGGTCGGAGAACGAAGGGGCGGCCCGGGACGCCGCCAACCAGACGCGGTCGGCCCAGATCAGCGCCAGCCTCGGCGCCCCCTACCAGTACGTCCCGCGGCCGTCCACGCTCACCGGAGTCACGCAGGGCCTCGGCGACGCCTACCGTGACTGGCTGTGGCTGCAGGGGACCGACAACAACCCGTTCGTCAGCAAGAAGGACCAGCGGAACGTCTACGGGTAGGCGATGGCGCGATCACCGTTCTTCCTCGACCCTTCCGATTTTCAGCCGGGCGGCCAGGACATCGTCGGCGGCTACGAGGACATGATCCGTGGCGGCCCGCGGCCCGCGCCCGTCGACGACCGGCAGATGGGCCTCATGGGCCGACTCCGAGATCGGAACTACCCCCCGGCGGTTCCTCGTGGAACATCCCCCGGTCCGTACGCTCAGGCCATGGGCGCCGAGGAAGAGCCGACGGGGCCGCCGCAGCAGGCCGAGCGCGTGCCGGAGACCGGGGGTGCCCCCGAGAGCCGCTACCGGGACATCGCCGACCAGTACCTCCAGAGCCTCACGCAGCCGTACCGCCTGCCCGAGCCCGCCCCGTACTCGAAGAGGGAGAAGCTAGGGATGCTGGCCGCGCGCGAGCCGTGGCAGCGCGAGATGATCGTCTCGCAGCACCGGGAGCCGTACGAGCGGGCGATGGCGGAGGCGCAGATCGGGGAGCGCCGGCGGTCGGCCGCCGCGGGGGTCGCTTCGGACCTCGAGAAGGCTGGGTCGTACGAGCGGGCCAGAAGGGCCGTCGAGAACCGCCCGAGCCAGGAGCTCGACTACGTCGACAAGGTCGAGAAGGCGCAGGCCGACGTCGGGAACGCCGACTACCCGTACACGAAGCCGCAGTGGAAGGCGCTGGCGCAGTTCAAGGCGCAGGAGGGAGCCAAGAAGGCACCGGCGACCAAGGAAGCGGCCATGGAAGATATCGACCGCGAGATCCGGGCCGACGAGGGCCGGTACCTACAGGCGACGTCGGACCCGTTCGGTGCCTACATGCCGGTCACCGATCCTGGGCGAGGCCAGATCGTGAACGATATCCAGGGCCGCAGGGCGACCCTCCAGAGACGCCGCAAGGCGATTGCCGGGATGACCCCCGACATCTACGCGAAGTTCAGGAACCTCACGGCCGAGCAGCAGGACCAGGCCATCGCCGCCTACGAGAAGCGCCAGGCGGGCGCCCAGGCCGGCGGACAGCAGCCCGGACCCGTCGCACCTTCCCAGCCGTACTACCCGTAACGTGTCGAGCCCCGAGGATCGGAACCGCCGGGACTTCGCCGACGTCATGGAGTTCTTCGGCGAGCCCGCGACGGGGCCCCGCCCGGTTGATTCCCGCCCCTACAATTCCGGCCCGAGCGTCCCGACCGGCCCGTACGACGACCTGATCCGGGAAGCGGCCGGCCGGTACGGGGTGCGCGAGGACATCGGTCGTGCGCTGGCCTACCGCGAGAGCGGCTTCAACCCGCGCGCCGTGCCACCGAACGGGGAGAGCAGCGCCAAGGGCCTCTACCAGTTCCTCGACGGGACGTCCCAGGAAGAGGGAATCGACCCATACGATCCGGCTCAGGCGGCGGACGCGGCGATGCGCCGGCTGCGTCGGCATCTCGATATGTTCGGGGGCCGTTACGACATGGCGGTCGCGGCTCACAAGCTGGGAACTGCCGGGGCCGCTGCGACCGGCGGTCAGTTCGACCCCGTGACGGCAGATTACGTCGCGCGCATCACCGGAGGACCCCGGGCCAGAGTTTTCAATGACTTCGACGAGGTCATGAACTTCATGGCCGGGCCGCCGTCGACGCCACCGGAACCGACGCCACCGGAACCGACGCCGCCCGCGGTCGAGCAGCCGCCACCGGCCACCGTCGAGGCCGAACCGGGGCCGCCGCTCGCCTTGCCGCCGCTCCAGCGCGCCGGCCCGCAGAACCTCACGGACCTGATGGCGATGCCCAAGGGCGCGCGCGAGCAGTACATGGCCGAGCGTGGCATGCCGGTCCAGCAGCTCCCGCCCGAGCCGACCCCCGGGGAGAAGGCGAAGCAGGCCGGAATCAGCGCCCTCCGTGTCGTCCCGGAGTTCGCCGCGTCCGTGGGCGAGAGCATGGGCATCCTCGCCACCGCGATCGACAACTTCGCGATGACGGCGATGCGCCCGGGCGGGCCGGGATTCGCGCGGCCGGGCCCGCAGGCGCGCGGCCAGGTCGACGCGACGTTCCAGGGGGAAGTCGAGAAGGCGCTCAAGGAGAACCCGACGCTGAAGCCGGAGGACGTGGCGGCCTACAAGTACTCCCAGATCATCCGCGACTACATGGAGAAGTACCTGCCGAACGACGAGCGGCTGCGTAACTCGTTTATGTACACCGTGTTGCCGCAGGCGATCAGCTCGACCCTCCTGTTCTGGGGCGTCGGGGCCGCCGCAGGCGGTTCCCGGGCGGCGATCATGGCGACCGGTGCCGTGTTCGCCGGCCCGCAGGCGTATCACGAGGCAATCCAGGCGGGCGCCGACCCGGACACCGCGATGGCCGCGGCCGGGCTCAACGCCCTGTGGGGCACTTCGGAGGCGCTCGGGCTCGAGAGCATCCTGTCGAGGAAGGGGCTCGCCCCGGGTGTCATCGGCTACGTCAAGAACGCGCTCTTCTCGGCCGCGGACGAGGGCGGGCAGGAGTTCGTCCAGCAGGTCATGAGCAACCTGACGGCGAAGCACCTCTACGACCCGGAGCGCGGCTGGAACGACCAGGCGCTTCAGTCGGCCGGCGCCGGCGCCATCGTCGGGATCCTGTTCTCCGGCATCCACGATTACGCCGCGTCGAGGCGCGCGAGAGCGGAAGGTCAACCGCCCGGGCCGCCAGGAACGCGCCCTCCGCCGCCTCCGGGCGGCCCAGCCGGGCCCGGAGCGCCCGGGGCGGCACCGACAGGCGCGCCCGCCGCCGTCGAGCCCCCGGGGGCCGCCCAGACCGAAATCGCCCAGGCCAACCGGCTGTTCGCCAAGGAGCAGCTCTCGAAGCTCGTGGACGAGGCCGAGAGGATCGGCGCGCGCATCGACACGGGGGTCGCGGGGCCGAACGACGCGGCGAAGATGTCGCGTATTATCATGGAAATCAACCGACTTAGCGCCCAGTTCGGCATCGAGACAACGGCGGTTCAGCCACGGATCCCGCCGCCAGCGCAGACGCCGCCACTCCTGGGGCCGGCAACGTCGGCGACGCTCGGCCAGGCGTCGGAGCGGCAGCTGGCGATCGAGCGCGTCCGGACGATGAAGCCGTGGATCACCGAGGCGGAGATCCAGGCGCAGGGGACGGTCGATGACCTGCAGCGGCTCGGGGAGGTCGGGGTCGCGCGCCGGGAGGCCGCCCGGGAGAAGCGGATCCTCGACGCGGCGACACCGGAGGAGAGGGCGACGTACGAGCGCCCGGGCGCGCCGCAGAAGCTCATCCTGAAGGCGATCGAGGACAGGATCGCCCAGCCGCCACCGGGGCGTCAGACGGCGCCGGCCCAGCCTGCCACCACGGTCACGGAGGAGGACATCCAGGCCGCCACGGCGAAGCCGCCGGAGACCGTCCGGCCGGACGTGCCGAGCGAGACGACGTACAAGGACGCCGCCGCCCGGCTCCGGGCCCGCCTCGGTGCGCCCGCCGCGACTCCCGAGACGAAAGCGCCGCCAGCTGAAACGGCACCGACCACGGCTCCGGTCCAGGCCGCTCCGGCCCCGACGGAACGCCGCGCGCCCGGCGCGCGAGAGATCGACCTGACGAAGATCCGCCCCGAGGTCGCCGCCTTCGCCACGAAGTACGTCAAGGGCGGCGGGCAGAAGGGGTTCCTTGAGATCGACAAGTTCGCCCCGCTCAACCGGGACGAGGAGCGCCTCGTGGCCGACGCCATCGACCACGCGGCCGCGGCGCGCCCGCCAGCACCCGGCCAGAACGTCTTCATCACGCCCGAAGAACAGGAGTACATCAAGAAGTTCCGGGAGGCCAAGGGGAAGGGGCAGCCGCCGCCGGAGCCACCGAAGCCCGCCGGGCCGTCCGGGGCCGCCAAGGGGCGCCAGAAGCGTCTCGCCGCGATGGAAGGGAAACTCGGCCACTGGTGGAACGTCATCCTCGAGCAGGGGCCGATCTCCCGCGACAGCCTGCAGCGGACGTTCGTCGGCGAGGACCCGACGAAGCCCGGATACAAGGAGAGCCTGAAGACCTTCAACGAGATCCTCGCGGGTGTCAACAAGAACTGGGGCTCCGGGCTCGTTGTGCGGACGGACGGCGGGATGCGTCTCGACGAGGCCGCCCAGATGGCCGCCGAGAAGGGGTTCGCCGGCGGGGACGCCATCGAGGCCCGGAACGAAATCATCCGCATGATCACCGAGTTGAGCGGGAAGACCGCGCCGAAGGTCAGCGGGAAGCGGAAGGGCTTCGGGAAGATCGACCCGGAACTGGCGTCCATGACGACGGACGTCGCGGCCGGAGACCTCAAGGAAGGCGAGTCCTTCACGACCGGCGACGGGAACTACTACACCGTCACGTCGAAGGCTCCGGGCGTCATCACGCTCTCGAGCGGCCCGGAGGACCAGGGCGGCCAGACCATCACGCTCGACGAGTTCGACCGCGTGCCGATCGTGGGGCGGTCGGCCGGCGCGCGGTACTACGCCCCAGGCGGCGGCCCCCGCAACATGGCGGAGCGGGCCCGCACCGGCGACCCGTACCAGGACGCCGACGACGAGATCAAGGAGCTGGTCTTCACGGCCGGCGCCTACCACGTTGCGAAGGGGGCGATCACGCAGGAACGGCTCGAGACGGCCCTGTCGCAGGAATTCGGGCCGAACATCCAGCAGTACGTCCCGGGGCTGTGGCGGCTTCTGACCCGCCTGCCCGGGATGCGGCGCTTCATCACGCCACAGGAGGGGCAACGTGGACCAGTCGCTACAGGAACTCTGCCAGTCGTCGAACGACCCGAAGGAACGGGAGCTGGGGGTCGCGTACAACCCGCCGGAGGACGAGGACCTCGAGAGGTTCCTGGAGGAATTCGCCCGGCACCTCCGTCGGCGCCAGGACCGGCAGGGACGGCAACTGCCGCAGCATCGGCAGGCCGCCCGGGGCCCGCTCCGGCGGTAGCGCCGACCCTCGACCGGGGCCAGACCGACCCGGGCGTGGCGACCATCAGCCGCGAGCTCCTGCCGGAACTGACGGGCGCCGGGAAGGCGTTCCACGCCGAGTACTCGACCCCGGAGCGGCTCGAGGAGATGAAGAAGAAGTTCGGCGGGAAGCGGCCGATGAAGCACCAGGTCGAGCAGGCGGCGCGCGCGACCATGGCCTTCGAGAAGGGGCACGCCTACGTCAACGGGGACGGCACCGGAACCGGGAAGACCCTGACGACCGGCCTCGTCATCGACTCGATGCTCAGGAAGAACCCGAACGCCCGCGTCATGATCGTCGCCCGGAATCCCGGCATCATGAAGCAGTGGCTCGCCGACGTCCTGGGTCCGCTCGGCCTCAAGGTCCACGAGGTCAAGGGGACGTTTCGGGCGGAGAAGGGCGTCGTCAACTTCGTCACCTACGCCCGACTGCAGATCCTCCAGGCGTCGAACACCCTGGGGCTCGTCGAGGGGTACCACCCCGACCTGCTCGTCTTCGACGAGAGCCACGCCCTGAAGAACTGGTACACCGGCCAGACGCGGGGGGCCGTGGCTGGCGAGAGCATCACGCACCCGGACTACGCGAAGAACGTCCTGTTCCTCTCGGCGACGCCGTTCGAGTCGATCCTGCACACCGGCTACCTGACCCGGCTGGGCCTGTGGACGAACTGGCGGAAGTGGCTCGAGGACACGATGCAGATCCGGTTCAACCCGGAGAAGGAGCGGTGGGAGGGGCTGACGCCGGCGAAGGTCCGCAAGATGCACGAGGCCCTCGTGAAGCAGGGGCGGATGGGGAAGAACGAGATCGACTTCGCCGACATCAAGAACTCGAACGGCCAGGCCATCACCCTGACGAGCGAGAACGTGCTCGTCCCCCTGACGCAGGAGAACTCCGAGGCGTACACCCGCATGAACGGCGTCTTCGACGGCTTCCTCGAAGAGGCCGTCATGAACAACGACCGGGCGATGCTCAGGATGCTCCGGGGGATCCAGCACTTCTTCCGCCGGTCGTACGACGAGGCCCACAAGCTCCCGGCCGCGATCGAGCGCGCCCGCAAGGACGTTGCGAACGGGAAGACGGTCCTGTTCTTCCTGCTCCGCAAGAACGACAGCAGCGTCGAGAACTGGTGGAACCGCTACGAAGAGGACCCCGACCGCTACCCGGCCGGGAGCAAGATGCCGCTCATTCTCGAGGCGCTCAAGAGGGTGACGCCGCCGATCGCGGTGCCGAGCCCCGTCCGGTTGATTCAGGACGCCTTCCCGGAGGCCGTGAAGATCACCGGGGACGAGGTCGCTGGCGGGATGCAGCGCGAGAAGAACATCAAGCAGATCATGGACGGGAAGGCCAAGGTCGGGATCATCACCATGGCCGCCGGCGCCGAGGCCCTCAACCTGCAGGACAAGATCGGGACGCACCGCCGCGTGTCTTACATCGTGTCGACCCCCTACACCGCGTCGACGGCGAAGCAGGTCATGGGCCGCGGCTTCCGCCTGGGCTCCCAGAGCAGCGCCGAGATCCTCTGGCTGTTCAACGACACGCCGAGCGACCGGAAGATCGCGACGAACATGGCCTGGTTGAGCCGGATGATGGGGGCCGCCGTGTCCGGGGAGGTCGAGAACCCGAACTCCGACGAGCTCGAGCGGTTCATGTTCCCCGAGCTCGACGCCAACGGGAGCAACGGCGGGACGGCACGGGCCATGGTCGGGGAGAAGACGGAGCCGCAGGTCGTCATCGGCTGGATGAGCCGGGAACGGGCGCGCCTGCAGAACGAGGTCGACCAGATCCGGAAGCGATCGGACTGGCCCGATCGGCTTGAGCAGATCAACGAGATCGAGTCGGACATCCGCATGATCGACGGCATCGTGACCGACCTGCGCCGGCAGATCCTCAAGCCAGCCGAGCGCCCTGTCGGTATCGAGGCGGCCGACCGCCTCATCCTGGAGTCACCGCCCGACCCGAAGACCGGGAAGGCGTCGCAGTCGGAGATGTTCGCCGACCGGCCGAAGCTCGTCACGCAGCAGGAACTCCTACGCCAGCGCCTCCTCGCCATCCAGCGTCGGATGATCGAGGCGAAGACGAACCCGATCGAGTGGAGCGACGACACGCTCTTCGGGCTCGAGGAGAAGAAGGACGTTGAGCGGCGGCAGGGGAAGCTCCCTGGCGCCGAGCCGGAGCCGCGGGACATGGCCGGACCGTCGCCAGCCCTTCGAGTCCCCGGCCGTCCCGTGAAGCCGTCCGGCCGGCCCTGGCTGTGGACCATCTGGGACAAGCTGGGCGTCACGGAGAAGGCGCGCATCAAGAGCCGCAACCAGATGCTCAACGACTACCTCCGCAACATCGGCCTCAAGAGCTTCATCGGCCGCATGGGGATGGCGGGGCGGAACGTCAAGGCGCGCTACTGGCCGGGCCAGCAGTATGCCCGCCGGCGCACCGCCCACGACATCCAGGCGGCGGTCCACGAGTCGGGCCACTTCCTCGACGAGATCCTGTTCGGGCTCGACCCGAGCGGCGACCTTGGCAGCGTATCGAACGCCGAGATGCGCCGGTTCCGTGGCGAGCTCCTACCGCTGGCGACACCATCGCAGGGGCGCGACCCGTTCCCGGAGGGGCTGGCTGAATTCGTCCGGATGTACGTCACGGACAACGCCAAGGCCCAGCGCGTCGCCCCGAAGTTCTACCCGTGGTTCGAGGCGAGGATGGCGGCTGACCCGCGCACCGACCAGGTGCTCGCCCACATGCAGGCGCTCCGGCAGGAGTACGAGACGTTCAAGGGCTCGCCCTGGGAGGAGCAGTTCGGCTCAATGTTCCGCACGACCTACGGCGCTACCGGGCACGTCGGCGCCGCGACCCCGTTCCGTCGCGTCCACCGCGCCCTGTACTGGTCCGCGACGATGACCGAGTGGCTCGAGGAGAAGGCCGCGCGCGGCATGGGCATCCCGAAGGAACAGTTGCCGATGGAGTGGCGGTCGGGCGAGGTGTTCTCCGCCCTACAGAGCAGGTTCCAGACGATCGAGACGTTCCTTGAGCACGGCCCGGTCAGACCAGACAGGCCGGACCTGCCGCCGACGATTCCCGGGCTCCTGCAGATCGCCGACCTCACCCACGACAAGTGGCGCGACTTCGAGATGTACACGACGTCCCTGCGCGCTAGGGACTTGCGGGACACGAAGGGCGAGAACGTCGAGGAGAGCGTCGGCATCGAGAACGCCTGGGTCGACAAGGCCATCAACAAGTTCAGCACGAATAAGGAGTTCCGGCGCGCGGCCGCCTTACTGCAGAAGTACCGCGGGGCGCTCCTCGGATACCAGGTCTGGGGCGGGCTCGTGTCGGACGCCCGGGCCCAGAAGTTCATGAAGGACGAGCCGGACTACCGCCCCTGGCTGCGCGTGATGGACGACGACCTCGGGAACCGCCCGGCCGGACAGGCAGGCGGGGCCCGCGTCGCCGGGCTGTCCACCGGCCTCTACAAGCGGAAGGGCTCGACGCGCGACCTCATGCCGATCTTCGAGGCGTACCAGAGGATGACGTTCCTCGCGATCGACCTGGCGGAGCGCAACCGTGCGGCCCAGTCGTTGATCAGGATGGCGAAGATGATGCCGGGCGGCGGCGACCTCGTCCACCGCGTCCCGATGCAGCAGTACCCGGTCCACCTGAGCCTCGACCGCGTCAAGGCGAAGCTCATCCAGGCCGGCGTCGACCCGGCGCTCGTGGACGACGCTCTCGCGGAACACTACCTGACCGTCTACCTGCCGAGCTGGATGAAGCCGAAGGCCCCGTACGACTGGGTCTGGGTCAACGGGAAGCGCGAGCTCTACTACTTCGACCCGGACCTGTATCGGGCCATCGAGGGGATGGACCTGATCCCCGACGACGCCATCAGCAAGTGGATGGGCGGGTTCGCGCGCATTCACCGCGGCGGCGTCGCGGTCTACGACCCGACGTTCTGGCTGGGCCAGATCTTCCCGCAACTCTTCTCGACGGCGATTCAGAGCGAGAACGCCGCGAAGTACGTCGCGGAGCTGCCGAGCGCCTTCTCGCAGCAGGTTCGTGGTGGTCCACTCGCGCAGAAGTACCGTCGCGCGCCGACGGGGATGTCGACCTACATGGGCCTCGACCCGCGCGCCCTCGGGAACCTCATGCGGCTGAAGATGCTCAGGGCCGCAGGGGAGGCGCCCCGTTGGTGGATGAACCCGATGAACATCGCCCGGTACTTCCTGGCCTACTCGGCCAAGGCCGGGATGGTGTTCGAGCACACGACGAGGCAGGCCGCGGCCCAGGCAGCCGGGCTCCGGGAAGCGACTGGCCGCAACGAGATGATGGAGGTCGGCAAGATCGCGCGCGAGTCGGACATCAACTTCGGCCGACAGGGCTGGCTGACGGCCCGCATCACCCGCGTTGCGTCCTTCTTCGCGCCCTTCATGATCGGACAGGAGCGCGTCGCCCGGGAAATCCGCCACCACCCGATCCGGCTGGCCTGGCGGCTCAACCTGTTGCTGACCCCCTTGGCGATGGCCGTGTGGGCCTGGAACCGCCGGGACGACGAGAACGAGGAGCAGTGGCGCAACCTGCCGCGCAACGTCAAGGACAACTACTGGACGGTTCATCACCCCGATCCGAAGCAGGAGCCCTTCCAGTTCAAGCTGCCGCACATCTACGGCTGGTGGGTGTCGGGCATCTGGGCCACGCTCGACCGGATGGCGGACAAGGACCCGGCGACGTACCGGGCGCTGGCGCGCGACATGGTGCAGGACCTCAACCCGGTCCCGCGCGTCGTCCCGAACGCCTTCCGAAGCGAACTCGAGATATGGGCGAACGAGAACCTGTACACCGGCCGCCCGGTCTACCCCGAGGGGCGCCTGCCGGAGTACACCTACTGGCCCTGGACGACACAGAGCGCCATCGACCTCGGCCGCGCCATCAAGGTTCCGCCGGCGGTCCTACAACACGAGATCCGCGGGAAGCTGGGGACGGTGGGGGAGCAGGCGCTCCGTGTCGCCGACATGGTGCGTGGTGCCGAGCCGGCTGCCGGGACGGCGGCCCACGCCAACCCGTTCTTCGGTCGGTTCCGCACGGCCTATCCGCGCGCGTCGGGGGAGTACGTCAACCGCTTCTACGACGTGTTCAAGGAAGCCGAACTCGTCTACAAGACCGGCCGTCTGCCCGAGCTCCTGATGACCGGACAGACGGGGCCGCTCTTCAAGGACCGCGCCGATGCGCTCCGGATCTACGCCTCCGGCCGCGGGCTCGCGGCGGCCCTAACCGGCTTCAATACGATCCTGAAGACGATCGACGCCAACCCCAACCTGTCGCCGGAGGAGAAGCGCACGAAGCAGGAGGACATCTACCGGAAGAAGAACGAGATGGCCGAACGGTGGTGGCGCACGACAATGAAACTGGCGCCGCCAGAGACAGGACGTGGCATGATCAACCGACTGCTGTCCCCGGGCAACCCCGAGGAGGCCAATCCATGACCGACGCTGACGTGAAGGACGCCATCTCCAAGGCGATCGAGCACTGGGCCTCGTCCCTGCGCGTGCCAGCCGGCGTGAACCCGATTGCGCTCATGCGCGCCATCTGCGACAACGAGACGAACGGTGGCGCGCGATGGGGCGCGACGCTCCACGAGCCCGCGTACTGCTACGGCGGGAAGTACTACATCGGAAGCGAAGCCCTCCATCGGCTGTCCGTGCCCTGGGGCTGCCTCGCGCACTCGTCATTCGGACCATGGCAGATCCTCTACATCACGGCGAACGAACACGGCTTCTCCGACGACCCGGTGCGGCTGCGCGACCCGATGGTCTGCGCGGAGTACCTGACGAAGATCCTGAACTCGCGGGTGTTCGACAAGATCCCGGACGCGCTCCCCGAGGAAGCCTTCGACGCCTGGAACAGCGGGCGGGCCCGCGACGGCATCATCCCGGTCGACTACATCAAGAAGGCGAAGGCGCACTACCTCCTGCACCTCGGAGGAGTCGAGGCATGAGCAGCCGCCGCCGCGGGCTCCTCACAACGCTGCTCTTTCTGTGTTTCCTGATCGGCTGCACCGTCGGGTACCTGATCGCCGCACGCTTCACCGCCGCAGAGGCCCGCACATCCGCGGTCGAGTCGCGGGTGGGAACCAACGAAGTCGACATCGGCGTCCTGAAGGTCAAGGTTGAGATCTTGGAGGGGGGCAACGTGAAACTCAAGGTGCCGATCGACAAGGACCGCCTGCAGCGCATGGTCATGGACGAGATCCGGCGACAGACCGCCGAACCCCAACTGGTGTCCCCGTGACCGAGAATGGGAACGGTGGCTCGAAGCGCCTCACCTTCTGGATCATGCAGGCTCTCTACGCGATCATCCTCCTCGGGCTCGGCGGGTACGCCGCGGCACAGAATGACCGCATCCTGAAGTTGGAGGATTTCAAGGCGTCGGTGAGCCTCGACGTGAACACAATCAAGTGGGACGTGAAGGGGGTGCGCGCCGATGTCTGCCGCACCGAGGGGAAGGTCGACGACCTGATGGAGTGGACCACGAAACGCCGGCAGTTCCGGACTCCGTGTCCGTAGGAGGCAGAGCATGACACCGTGGGGGGCGTTCATCATCGGAGTGCTGTTGTCGAACCTGTGGCAGTGGGCCGCCTGGGTCGCCAAGAACCAGAAGGCGACCGGATGGAATCGTTGGCTGGGCTACTGGGACATCGGCCTGCCGCACCTCGTCATGAACCTCACCGTCGACGCCCTGTTCTGCGTGGCCTGGTGGGCCGAGTGGCTGGACGACATCGTCGCGCTCGCCCCGGGAACCAGCAGCTTCGCCAACGTGGGAATCCCGTACACGCCCCAGGTCGGCATCATGCTCGGGGCCGGGGCGGACCTGTTCGCGGATCAGATAGCGTTCGTCCTGCGGAAGGTGCTAGGATCTCGCCTGCCGTTCTTGAAGACAGCAGAGGAACCGGCCACGGCGCCGGCAACCACGGGAGGTGACCAGTGAAGCTCGGCAAGTGGAATTCGCGGAAACTGTTCGCCCTCATCGGAACCATCACGGTCGGCATCCTGTACCCGCCGATCATCCCGCTCCTGAAGATCGCGGCCCCGACGTACATCGGGGCGCAGGGAGCCGTCGACCTGTTCCAGGCGTGGAAGAAGTAGTTCTCGGCGCCGACTGGACCATCGGACGGTCAACGGGCCCATAACCCGCGCAGCCGGGTTCAACTCCCGGGTCGGCCACCACCTTCGCAGTGAACGTAGTACCCAAGGGGGATCCCGTGAAACGACTCGTCGTGTTCGCCGCGTTGCTCGCTCTGCTCCTGCCCGTCCTCGCCCATGCCGGGGTCGTCCCGGCCAAATCCGAGCTCGCCGCCTCCGGCACCTACTACGATCCGAAGGGCGAGGGCGAGACGCTCTGGCTCATCGACGGCCAGCTCGCCATGCCCATCGGAGACGCCGGGTACGCCGTCCTCGGGCCGCAGATCCACCTCTCGAGCGGCGAGGATGACGCGGTCGGGGCCGTCCTCGAGTTCAACTTCCTCGGGACGAACCACAGCGGGCCGTTCTTCGGAGGCAACGGCCTCTATCTGGTGAAGGACATTCCCGGGCTGGAACGGTACGCCGTCAACGGCGTTGCCGGGCTGAAGCTACAGATCGGTCCCGGCGGCTTCATCCGGGTCTACGCCTCGGCGCCGATCGCGGGCGCCGGCAAGGACCTGACGCATATCACCGGCAACGTGGGAATCGGGATTCGGTTCTAATCTAGCGCGGCCATTCGCACCGGCCTCGCGTTAGCGCCCGCCTCGGGGATGTGGTGTCCACCGGGGCGGGCGTTTTCTTGTGTATTGACAACCCGTCAACAATGGCGTATCTTCCACCCCTTGCACGACGGGCTTTCGGGGGCGTCCGAATAGTTCTTGACATTCCGTCAAGAATGGGTATTATCGGAGACATGACTGATGAGCGGAAAGACCGAAGGCCGGATCGAGCGGTGGAAGCGGGAGAACCGCGCCCACCTGCAGCGGTACCAGAGGGACTACTACCGGGAGCGGAAGCGCGAGCGGCTCAAGGAGCGCCTCGAGAAGGTGAAGGCGCAGATGGCCGCGGCCGCAGAGCCCAGGGCCCGGGCGCTGGCGCTCGAGGCGAAGCAGATCGGCCTCAAGCTGGACCTCCTGCGCCTGCAGGAGCGGGACGAGAAGGGCGCGGCGTAGCGGTGCCGACATTCTCCGGGCCGAAGACCCTCACCGACGTCATCGAATTCGACCGCGGTGCCTACGTCAAGATCGGTCTGCGCTGGTACAGGCTCGATAGGCTGCGTCCAGACGAGGAAGACGAGGCACGCGAGATCGTCCGCGAACGAGAGGAACGGGCCCTACGCGAACTCGGGTTGACCCCGAAGAAAAGAGGCTGACGTGATCAAGGGACTGACCGACAGGGCACCGAAGCTCCCGCGGCTCGGGAAGATCCGGCTCGGCGTGAAGCAGATGGGGAGTTCCGGAAAAGAATATCCAACCGACACAGACCACTTCGTCCTGACCGACGTGCCGGAAGTCAAGACCGTCTACGGCGAGACGCCGAAGAAGCTCATCGCCATGTTCGCCACCGACGACCCGGAGATCAACTTCCCGACGCGGCTCGAAGCGTGGAAGGCGTCCTCGAAACAGAAGATGCCGGACGGCTCGCCCAAGAGCATCCTGTTCTGCTCGAGCGACGGCGAGACGGCGACGCGGCTGTACGTCGGGGAGCGCGATGCCCAGGGACACGCCGTCGTGAGCAAGATGCCGCCGGACGAGCGGCCGGACGAGGGCGAGATGTTTGAATTCGCCTGTCCATTCCGCGCGTGTAATTACTACGAAAACCGCGGCTGCCGCCAAGTCGGGCGACTCAACGTCCTCCTGCCACAGGTCTCGTGGTCGGGCGTCTACCAGATCGAGACATCGTCGCTCTGGGCGTTCGGCAACGTGCAGGACGCGATCACTTGGATGCGCTCGATCTACGGCGGCCACATCGCGCTCAAGCCATTCGAGCTGACCCGCGAGCCGGTCGTCATGATGCCGCCGGAACTCAAGGGAAAGTCGGTCGTGAAGCACGTCCTCCACCTGCGGATCATCGACCACCACAACCTGCCGATGATCCCGGCGCCGCCGTTCATGCGGGATACCTTCCTCGTCGACGCAACGTCCGATCGGCCGCAAGACCTGTTCCCCGGGCGCGCGCAGGCGGCCCTCCCGCCGATGCCCGAGGAGCCCGAGGCCCCCGACCCGTTCGTCGAGAAGGCGGCGGCGGCCGGCCTGACGGTCGGGCAACTCGAACTCCTCAAGGCGAAGATGCGCGGGGACGTGGCGCTGATCGACCGGGAACTCGACGGCATCATCGCGAAGAAGAAGGCGGCGGCGCAAGCGGTCGTCGTGCCCGTGTCCACGACCGTCCAGGCGACGCCCGCACCGAAGCCCGCGACGCCACCGAAGCAGCAGACGCTCATCACGGGGCCGCCGGACGTGGACGAGCCGCCCCACTCCGCGGACGATCCAGATCCGATGCTGGGGTTCTGACGATGGGGTACCCTACTGAACACCTGTCCTTTCACGACCTGCGACAAGCGAATGTCCCGCGCTGCGCCGAAGCGTTCCACGATCCTGACTCGTGGTCCCTGGAACGGTGGGCGCTGGCGATGATCGGAGAGGCGGGCGAGGTCTGCAACGCAGTCAAGAAGATCATCCGCGAGGACGGCACCGGAAGCGTGGACGCGCTCGCCGAGGAACTCGCCGACGTGATCATCTACTGCGACCTGCTGGCGGCCCGGGCCAGGATCGATCTGGCCGTCGCGGTCCGAGACAAGTTCAACCGCGTGTCAGAGAAGCGCGGTAGCGCGATTCGCTTGGGGTTCTGAGATGAGCGACACTGGCCCTGCGGTTCCATACCACAGCGGGGCATTCATTGACTTCGACGGTCCGGCACCATCGTCAAGCGGCAAGACGCGGATCTGGATCGTGAGGACTACCGGCATGGGCGCGTCACTCGGAGAAGTCAGATGGTTCGGTCGTTGGCGCTGCTATGCCTTCTACCCTTTCGCGGGGACTATCTACGAACGGAAGTGCCTCCGCGACATCGCCGACTTCTGCGAGAAGGAAACGCAGCGGCACCGAGAAAGGAAAACTGCATGAGCGACACCTTCGCAGGCTGGTACATCGTGGAACTCATGGGGCACCGGAGGCTGGCCGGATACGTCACCGAGCAGACGATCGCTGGCGCTGGCTTCCTGCGGATCGACGTCCCGGGGCCTGAAATGGATTCTGCCGAGGCACTGACCCCCATCGCCACCCAGTTCTTCGCGCCGTCCTCGGTCTACGCCATGACGCCGACGACCGAGGCGATGGCGCGTCGCGTTGCGCTGGCGTCGCGACCGGAGCCGGTCAAGCAGTGGGAGCTACCGCCGACCCCCGCGTTGCCGAGCAGAACCGCTGACGTCGAGAACGAGGAAGAGCCGCTCCTCGTTCCTCCAGACGAGCCGTTCTGATGCCCGACACCGCGACGTTCAAGGACGCGGAACTCGACGACTTCCTCGACTTCGCTACCCGCATGGGCTACACCAGCCTCCCCGTGCGCCGCGACTTCGAGGTGCTCCGACTGAAGCGCGGGAACGCCCCGACGATGGTTTACTGCCGGCGGCAGCGCGACCCTGAGACGGTCTGGGCGGAGCGTGGTGAGGCGACGAAGTTGGTCCGCTACTGGCTGGCGTACAAACTACAGAAGGGGGCGTCCCAATGAGAATGGCTGTCTCGCACACCCGGCTCGATTCGTTCGAGAATTGCCCGCTCGGCTTCAAGGCGGTCTACATCGACAAGATTCAGCAGCCGAAGCACTACCTCGCGCTCCTCGGGGGCTTCTTCGCGGAGTGGTCGAAGGCGTACATCGACCATCTCGTCGAGTCCCGGCAGGCGTCCGACATGGCGAAGGGCGTGTCCCTGCTCGAGGAGCAGTGGAAGAACCGCGGCGCCCACAAGGAATTCAAGATGCTCTCCGAGGCCGTCCGGTTCGAGGCCCGCGAACTCGTCGACTCCTTCCTGGGCTCGCACACGTTCGAGCCGGCCCGC